CTGAGACCGCCCGGCGATAACCTCCCGCACCCCGTCACTCTGATAGTCCGTCACATCAAGCGGATCAAACGCATAATCCACGGACCAGTTTTTTATACCCGCGACTTCTTTTAGCGCGTACACGGAATCAACATCAAATGTTCCATCCGCCAAATTTACCTGCTGATACAGTCCTACAGATATCACTGCTCCCAACAACGACGGGGTGGCTAACCGCAAGTTACACAACCTCCATGTGTTCGCCGTCAATGCCGGGATTAGCAAGTTTTCCAACGGTGAAACGCATTCCGCGTTATCGTCCAAAAGTAAACGTAAATCACCCGCCGCCGTATTCACGCTCGATCTGACCCAAAAAGATATACCGTGGTATGCGGTAAGATTTTTAGTAATCGCCTCCGACATTAACAACGCCCCCGCGCCTACCGTAACGGCGGTAGCGCGTACAGCATTACCGCCGTTAATGTCCTTACCGGTGATCGTAGATAACGTTACCCCCCCCTCGACATGTTCCCCCCACGTGTCTTCGCAATCTTCCACCAGTAACGGAGCGCCGTATAGCCTGCCCGTTTTACCCGTTATAGCCGCCATAGTTAATACCTCCTGTTACGCCGTGGCCAAAGTGAGAACGCCCGTTCCCTCAAATTTGTAGCTGTAAGTCACCACGCCATCGGAGGGCGCCGCCGCGCTAATCCCAGTCAACAACGCCTGGCCGCTCCACTGCTGATTAGCGGTGTCTGACTCTTTCAGCACAAGCGCCACAACAGTTCCTATCGTGGTTAGCGGAGCCCCGTCTTTATCGCCGTCAAACGATCCAGACCACTGAGACCGCCCGGCGATAACCTCCCGCACCCCGTCACTCTGATAGTCCGTCACATCAAGCGGATCAAACGCATAATCCACGGACCAGTTTTTTATACCGTTAACCTCGCCAGCGGCCACAGTGACCGCTCCAGATTTACCAGTGATAGCAGCCATTATAAAATCTCCTTAAAATGGTTATATTATCCATACGATTATTGTATCATACCTTTTGACCCAGTATCCGATACGTTACCACCCCGTGCCGCGCTCCTTTAACCGCGTCCGGCGATATGACGTCAATGCTTTGCCGCCTGCACTCGATCAACGTCCATCCAGTTGGCGTTAACGAAACAAAATCCATTAACGCCGTCAACTGGCTAATATATGCGAGCATACTCACCGCGGACGATGCGGTATCGAAAACGGATATCTGTAACAACACGTTTTCTTTGTTCGACGTAAACGTGTATTCCGGCGTATCCGCCACGTAAAAAAATATCGCATACGGAAACGTAACCGGCAATGATCCGTCAACGCTTTTATACTGCTCATAAAAAATGCGGCCACCCATCGCCGTGGCGAAAGCATTAGACACCGTGAGTTTGCCGTATACGCTAGCCGTTAACGGTTCAATAAACGATTCATTCATAGTTTATACATTACGGCGAAGTAATATTTTTACAACCTGGGCTTTCGCTTCGGCGAACCCCGTCCGAATAAACGGTCTTGCGGCCATTTTCTCCGTTCCGAATTCCAAATGGGGAGCGTAATGTACCCTTGTTCCCGCCCGCGCCGTAATCAATGTAGCGGTATTGCCGGGGGAAGATATGGCGCTGTCTCCCGCTTTTGCCGCGGCTCCCGATACGCTACTACTTTCACCAGCGCCCGTCGCAAACGTTATGCTAGATAATAACCGCCCGGTATCAACGATCTTTTTCCGGTTGATTACGCGCTTTATCTGGCTTTCGATGACTATCGCCGCGGTAAGCATGTTTTTTTGTACGATGACAAACAGGCGCTGATACTCCTTTTCCCCGTACCATTTTATATCCGCCATATACTAGTGGTATAATATTTTAGGAGTTTTGTCGTTACGTTTCATCCGTTCAACCGGCAAGAGGCTGAGTATTTTGCCTTCATACACGGTAAAAACAAATGTTCCGGTGAACGAACCTTCCGGCCTACTACCCAGGATAGAAACGGAAATAATCAACGTTCCCCCCGGGGAATCACTGAATACGATGGCCACTTTTTCAAGTGTCGCTTTCGACGCGGTGTTAGCGTAAGCCCGAATCATAATTTCGTTCCGGTTGCCCGGATACCAATATTCGCCTAAAAACCTGGCGGCATAAGCTTTATCACCTTGGTAGTATTTTTGTATGAATACTCTTACCGCTTCCTCCGTGGAGTTCACGGGTTTAACCGCCGAAGTGGTGACGGCGGCCGCCATCACCGCGGCCAGTACCAGTTGAGTAATCATAAACATTGGTTTTAGCCGAAGCGCGCGACTGGGTTAATTACGGTCAGCGGGGCGTCTTGAGCGGCCCTGCCGTGTTTCCCTTCAAAAATACCTCCATTGCCCACGCGCATGGATTCTATGGCGCTAAACAATCCCATATATAGTACCTCCCACGTGCCCACGCGCACTCCCGCGCACTCCCACGTCATCCTCCAGACCATGTAATCTTTTTCCGTATGACGTACTGGCCCCACGATGCGCACATCGTATCTATTTCCGGGAAATAGTTCTACCCGCGGTATATGATCCGGGTATTCTGAAAAAGATTTACCGTGGGAAGGGATACCGTGGTTTTGCGTAATAAATCTAATATCCACGCCAAGCGTGGACTCTCTGTAAACGTGCAACTGAACGTTGTACTCCGCTCCGGAATCGCTCCGGCCTCTAATAGCCCATAGCCAGGCGTCGTAATCCGCGCATTTTCGATGGTCCAATCCTTCAAACGAAAATGCGACGTTTAACGATAGCGCGCTAGGCGGAGTATCAAACGTATAACTTTCGCCTCCCTCAAAAGGGCCATATTTAATATCAGCGCCCACAACGGACGGCGCAACCACGGACGGCGCAACCACGGACGGCGCAACCACGGACGGCGCAACCACGGACGGCGCAACCACGGACGGCGCGGCGTTCACCTTCAGCAAAGTCGCCAACAGCCGTTTTATAAAATCCAATATCGATTTCCAGTTCATAGCGTATCCTCTCAAAATAAACTAACGCACTTCCATCAAAATGCACCGGTACATAAATAACATACTCATAGGGATGGGCGCCGCAATGACGTTCAAAACTTTTGCCCCATACAAAAATCTATCTTGCGTCCTGATATCCCGTCCGCCATGATCCACGTGTAACGTATAAATAGTCGTGGTAGTATCTTTGCTGTACTGCAATTTTTCCGTTTCGCTCATAGGACTTAATGTTACGTTCATCGTTTCCACGGCGGCCCACGTTTCCGTAAATCCGCCAATACCGTCCGCCACGCGCGTCGCCCGCTGTTGCGTAACGGAAACTTTAGGCCCAATCAACGCCATAATCAAAACACTATGTTTTTGTAGTTGTCCAACAAACGCATTACTGAACGCAAAATCCCGCTATTACCGCCACCATCGTATGTCACCGAATAATCGGCGATGCTAAATGAGTTTACGCCTTCTGCCCCAGCCATTACCCGTCCATATTGGTACGCTATTAGCGTAAGTATCGCTTGCTTTAAATCTTTGGGAATCACGGTATATCCAGCCGTATAAACCACGTACAACGGGCGATCAAGCGTTCGCGCCACCGACGTATACGCAAACGGCGGCGCCGTGTTGAGTACCCCAGCGTCAGCGTCCAGTATCGTATAACCAATATTAGCGCCGAGTACAGTCAGCCATACTTCCCTGTTATCAATGGCCGCCTGGCCATACTCAAGCATTAAACTCGTGGATAGTATGCCGGCATAAGCGGAGCTAGCTATTTGCGCGTCCCAACCACTACCAACGGCATTAATCTGGGTTACTACCGCTCCTAGCGTGGAGTACGCGGAAAATAAAACCGTGTTCACCGCGCCGTTATAAGCGAGAATAACCCCCGTACTAGTCACCTGTACCGTAGCGGTAGTGTACGCATTAGTGTTTCGCACACGTACTACCCGCAAAAGTTCCGTCGTTACGTTACTAACGGAAATGATGGGATAGTTTTTTAGGTTGACGTTCCCCCCAACAAATGACGGTATTTTTTCCTCGTAAGTATCGGATTCAAAAACTCTGTTACAGCAAGTCTCGGCGTATTTCTCCATCGCCAGATGGATACGGGATACATTCCCGTAACTATCATCCGCGGCCATCTTCAAATACGGCAACACGTCCGTCGTTAAACTAAGTAGCGACATTATTTCATTCCTAGCTTGGCTAATACGGTTGAAAAAATAATACTCACTACCGCCGCGGCTCCGGCCATAGCGCTCACTTTCGCGCCAAGCGCGTTTATTTTCCCGTCCAACATTTCCAATTGTTCATTTGATTTTGAACAACCCCGCCCGTCGATCATGTCTAGTTTGGTCTCAATGATTTTTAAATCTGTTTTGATAGCCGCCACGTCCGACAGCATCATATCCAGTTTTAGCGTCATGCTTTGAATGGCTCCGCCACCATGCCGCTTGTCATCGCTCAAAGTATTTGTATCCATACCATTATTATTCGGTTTCTATCCACGTTAAATGCGCATACGCCGTAGCGTTTCCGCCCAACGATTGCGCAAATACGGCGAACACTTCCGAGTTTGTAGAGTTATAGTTTTGCATTATATAACGGTATTGGTCTCGTCTAGTGGTAACCGCCACCAACGTCTCGCTTCCCTTTCCCCCTTGGCTCACCGCGGCGTATCCCTCTTCCACAAGATTCATCCGCCCACCAGATATAGCGGCGATGTTAACGCTGAATTCCAGCCCGCTACCGTTACCTACATCCGCCCACGTGGCGGTCATGGACGATGGATCATGTATACGACGTAATTCGTAGTGTATATTATTACCCGTACAAAATATACCCATTCCGTACAACTCCGCCGCGATACGGTTATCACCGCCGTTCGGATGCGCGCTTTTTACGCGGACGGCGATAATTGGAACCGCCGCCGTGGCCGTCACGGCCCTTCCCACAATATCGTTTGAAACGGTATATCCGTTTCCAACCATCGATTCACCGCCGTTACTAACTATCGTTCCGCAAATCATACGCATAGTATTAACGCCAACCGTACCGCCGGTATTCGCCACCTCCGCGCGAAGCGGCAACGATAACGTTGACATATATACCGACGTCACCACGTTCACATAATTCTGTTCATGCGCGTAAATCAACCGGCCTTTGTAAAAAAAACCGAACCGGATACGCCCCGCCCCGCCCCACTGAAAATCTATTACTATAAGTTGCGTCTTTGTAAAATCTAATGCGGCGCCACTCGGTCCGCCACCGTCCATCTTATCCACGCTCCAGTTCGCTTGCGGGATAAGCGTATCTATCACCGCCCCCGTAGTTTTAGACCTCACTACAAACGATATCCCCGATATCGTCTGCTCAACGAACAAGCCATTACTAATATCAAAGTATCCCCACCGCTTGCGTACATTCGACACGGCGGCGCCAAAATTCACCGTGCCAAAAATCTCTTGTGATTTTCCAAATATCCCCGGAAAGTATCTGTGCGTTTGGCGAACCGCTTGATCCCCCGCGATAGCGCCGCACTGTAAAATCACGGACGCCGTATTTCTATCGTATAAAATATGTGATCCAGTATCAAAACTTATTACCGCCGCGGTAGCGCCGCTAGTACCGCCCGTGATGGTTTCGCCAACTATAAAATCATTATGGTTTACGGAATACGTAATCGTTGACGCAATACTGTTAACGGCGGAAATATTCCCCACACTCCCACTAGTACCGCCCGTGATGATTTCACCCGCTACAAACGGGCCCCCCGTCACCGCCCCATGGACGATGACCGCCCCAATAAGCGGCTCTTCCCACAACGCCTCGTTCCGCGAATGGATATTTTTATCATCGAACAACGTTACCGGCGACGCCACACGGAGTTTACCAAAGGCATCCACGGCGGACGAATCGCTCAATGACATCGTTACATTTTTGCTATGCCGTCTCCAGTAACTCCCCGTGTAAACATAATCTCGTTCTGTATCGGTTTCGTAAAACGTCGATCCAACGGGGAGGTCAAGGTCATTCGGTTTAACATCTCCCGATACCCCCACATATTCGCGTTTAACCTGATAACGCGAATTATATTTACCCGCAAGCATGGCCATGCCCTACCCACCGATAGTGTAAATTATTACTTGCCCGTTTTTGCTGTTCCCGGCATTAGTAATGTTCAACGCCAACACATCGTTGACATACGGGTGGTCACTCGTGCCGGTATAAACAATATTAACGTCCTCCGTTACCGTGGCCGATCTATCCGCACCCAATCCTTTCAATACATCCAGTCCTTCCGGATCGGTTAACGTCACGTCATACGCCGCCGTGGGGGCCGCCGCCCCCGGATCGGTGACTAGCCTGACTATACGTCCGGTAATCTTTTTTGTACTCACGGATACCGCCCCAGTCGCGTCATCCGATACCCAGTCAATCAGTATCTTTTTAACCGGGTTTTCCTCCTCGTATGTAACCGAGGCGCTACTACCAGCCATAACATTAAACTCCCATACTCAATGGTTCAGTCCCGCACCGAGAATGCGGTAAGCATTATAATTACGACTCAGTAACCGTAACCGTAATCGATCCCAGGTCAATGTCAGTCACCGCCGCGGTAGTACCGGTAAGTAAAACGTAAAATACCTCATCCGCAGCCACGGTATCGGACAACCCGGTTTTGGCGGAAGCTACCGCCGTATCCGCCGTCACCGCCACCTGAGTAATAGCGCCCACGGAGGCATCCGAAAAGTCGCCCGCCGCGCAAGTCCGTTTCCGCAAGTCCGCGTCCAAAGTCACCGCGCCGCCAGCGCTCTCAATCTGAGCGTTAAGTTTAAACGCTGTGATAGTGTCTCCCACCTTAAGCCCTGTGATGGGGACAACCAACGTCGATGACGTTTGCGACGCAGGAAGCGTCGCCAAAATACCGACGTTAACCGCCCCGCCACCAACGGTCCACCCAGCCGTAGCTCCAGCTTTCGCCGAAATGTTCATCACACGCTCTTGGCTCGCCCTGGAAATACCGGCGGTATTAACCGTGACAATAGTCGATCCAGTGACGGTATTATACAACTCCAGGTATCCGCCCACCCACCTGGCGCCGATCAAAGTAACAGGCATATTACCGTCTCCTAAATTAATGATTTAGCGGGCCTACCGCGCCCGCGTTTGATAGTAGTGATAGAATCGACGGCTTTATTCACCGCCGATTCTATGAACGATTTTGGAGCCGTCCTATACTCCGGAAACGCTTGCAGAAATGCGTCATACGGCAACCGGATAAACGTACCCATCGGGATAAGTTTTCCGCCCACCTCAACGCTTTCCAGCAAGCGAAGCCCAATATCCTTTTCCATAGTAATAACCCTATTACGTCACATTAGGATTGCAACGAAACGGGGACCTCCTGTTTAACGCGGCCGTGCGAACCAACAAACATCACGCTCGCTATGACGGACGCCCCTGGGTTAGACAACCCAATCTGAACAAAGTCGTTACCCGCCAAAAGATCGGAACTATCGATCTCGATAGCGTAAATCTGCCCGGCGACTGAACCGCTGGTGGCCACGCCCGTGGCGGCCACGGAAATAACCGCGCCCCAATCGTCAACCAGAGTCGTCGCCGTTTTGCGATATTTAAACGCCATGGTAGTGGGGCCAGTACCGGCGTTATCGGACGCCTCGTTGACGGTCAACGTGGTGGCCGCCCCGTGCGCCCCGATATACACAAACGCGGTCACGTGATCGTAATTGCCCACCCCAATCCAGTCAGAAGTTTTAGCGCCACCATTGAGCTCTTGCGGGGACAACCCCTGCGAGACTTGCGCCTCTTCAGTAAAAATAGCCATCGTCAATCTCCATTTATATTCTTATTACCGCAAGGCGCTTAACCCATGCGGTAATAAGATCGTTACTTGTTAAGCCCGTTCCGCCAAAGTCACGAACGAAGACAACTTGTCCCCCGTGTTGCCGTGTTTCGGAGTAATGGTAGCAACGGGTTTTGGCATTCCGTTAATCCTCCAGACAAACCGAAACATCATCTCGTTCGTGGCGAACAAAACGTGCATCGATTCCGCGCCATCAATCCCACCCTTATCCACGACAAGGTAATCCTTGAAGTTGGCGAGCATGATATCCCCCTTGTCCCCCAACTTGGACAGTGTATGATTGGCCACTACCGGGATACCCATAAGAGTACCAAACGGGGCTTTGTCAATCGTACCGCCGGGGATATACACGGCGCTACCTCCAGTACCAACTGGCAAACTCATTTTCCACAATTGGGCCTGAGCGTGCGGGTTAATATAAAATTTCGCCCCCGCCAGTTTAGCGGGATCGAAATTTATAAACATCTTCTGGATGTTTTCAAACAGGATAGTGTCCGCGGCCTGGTTAGTTTCCTTGGCCACGGAAAGGGTACATGCGGCGTCCAACACGCCCAAACATTCGCCCGCTCCATTACCACGGTATATTTCCTCGTCCGCCAAATCGTTGAAAGCCGCCGGAGTATAATTACCAATGAACGCCCCCAAAGAAGTGGCGTCGCCTAACAACTGGTTAGTCACCGGGACAAGCGCCATCATGTCTTTTACCCGGATTTCGCGTTCTCTAAATTTCATACCGCTGAATGCGACAGTGGCCCCCTCCGAGTTTCGATAAGCGCGAATACCGCCAAACGCTCCGGCGGTAGACCGATCCTCATTAACAAGCTCCTTCCAAATCAGCGAGTCGTTGTTACCGCCCAGAGGCATTACGTCGCAACTGGCCAGCAGACCGCCCGTATCATAGGTATCCGCTTTAATCTCCGCCATAATTTCCGCCGTGGGCAAAAAGCCGCCGTCCGCCGACATCACGGTATTCATACCGCTCGGAGCCTTGGTTTTCCAATACAGTTCCAGCGCTTCCGCCAGTTTGATTTTAACGCCGCCATCGGTTGCCGCCTTGTGGACGGTCTGAAAAAACTTACCCCTGTTGGCGAGTATATCCGGCAACGGTTCCCTCACCGTCACCGCCCCGCCGTGAATGTTTTTCCTGTTGTGAGGAGCCATCCCTCCCAAGTGGGCGTCCACGGCTTTGTCCACGGCCTCCCCAATCGCGGCGCCGTATTCCTGAAATTTCATACCCACGTTATCGCTTACGCTTTTCAGGAGAGCGTCCGTTTCGTCCTTAGTCATTTTCCGTATCCTCAAAAAAGTTAAGTTACTAATCCTATTACTACCCCGCTAAAAGTCATTTATGCCGGGTCACATTCACGTCACGTCAACCTGCCCATCCGCTTGTCAATAGCGCGTTGTATCATGATATTAATATCAAACGCTACAGTAGCCCTGTCAATCGCGGCTTTCATTAACTGCCGCAAGTCGGTTATGTCAATCGTGGGAGCGATGTCAATCGTGGGGGCCCTGTCAATCGTGGGAGCGGTGTCAATCGGAATAAGCGCCTTGCCTTTCAACATCCCCTCAATCATTCCCGCCGTACCGCGCATCGTTGACGCGCATTCAGTCAATGTGGCGATATTTTTTGCGCTAAGTTCACGGCCCGCTTTAGTAACTTTATTGCCCGCGAATTTCCGCGCATACATCTCTTCGACGGCGACTGGGTTAAACATAGTCGCCACATTAGACGCCACATCGTACCGGTAATCGTAATGCCAATAAGTAGAAGTAGTAGGATTATTAGCCGTCTCTAGCTCCACAATACATCCCCCGCTCAACGCTGATACGGGGAACATATCCTCCACATGGATCACGCTGAACCCCGCGGGCGTTACAGACAAAGCATATCTGATCGCGTCGATGATATCAAACACCGACGGCGTACCCGCCAATCCAATCGTTTTAACAGCGTATTGTTTCGTTTTCGCTTCCGCCGTGGCCGCGCCGTCCGTGGCCGATTCCGCGCTCAGTTTCAACGCTTCCCTGTGCGCCTCTAAATGCGCGATAACATCCGCAGCGGCTTGCTCCCCCGAACGCGCCCCTTGCGCCGCGGCCCAGGCGGCATTTAATCCCCCCGTATGCAAATAAAGAATACCGTCCGTATAAATACCGGCGTCATCTTTATTACCCCCACCCACGACATAATGATGCGGATAACTCCAATCACTTTTGTTCGATCCCTCCACCGGTACAGGGGCAAACGCCTCACGCGGCAACGATGATTTATCAACGCTCCCCCAATCGGGTTCATCCGCCACCACCTCGTCAGTGTGAGTATAGGATTTATTAATCACTTCGGCCAACACGGAACGCAAACTGGCTTCCAGCAACTTGTCCTTGATGAACCCCTTAACCGTCCGCTGTACCAGCGCGTCTGGACACGACGGAATACTCACACAAGAGATTTCCAGCAGTTCCACGTCGGTATACACACGCTTCGCTTTTTTATATCTGGCGTCGTCAAACGTTTTACCCTCCGCCCATGTTTTAGCGATAAACCCAGCGGAAAAGGCGCTTAAAATACCCTCCTTATACAACTGGTATACCTCCAGCGCCGCCGGGGTAGACGCGAACTGCGCTTTAAACTGCAACCCGTCCACGCCGTTTTTAATCCAAACAACCTTGGCCACGGGTAAGGATTTACTATCGTGGGATAGTAATACAACGGGATTAGTTTTATACCGGGTAAAATCCCAGGCGTCGCCTTTAACAATTTCGGCGTCACGATCAACCGTCTCCGTGGACGCATACGCCACCAGACTCCGTTCCGCATCGTCAAACTCTTTGCGAGATCGGCAATCAACGGATCGTTTATCGCCAAGAGAAAAATCATCGCTCATAAGCCATCCTTCATCATTTAACTCAAGCACAGTATTATTATACGGTAAATAATACCCACGTCAAGCATTTATTTTATTACCGCAACCAGCGTACACCTGCATTGAATTATATTTTCCGCCGATCCCGCCGGATCCCCTGGGTACATGAGCTCCTCACCGTCAACGATAAACGGCTCTTTCAGCGGCACCGCCTGGTTGTTGGCGTCCTCATGCGCCGGACGTTGCCGCCCATCCACGGTAGTTAACCATTCTTTGAGCGCCACTACCTCGCTCTGAGTGTATGCCTCAAACGTGGCCCAGTTAGACGCGCCAATAACCTCCGTCCGCGCTATGACAACCGCCCTGTTGCCAATCGCGTCCTCAAACACGCCCTCAATACCGTTAGCGATAAATTGTATATCATCGCCATGTTCGAGCCCCGCTCGCAACACGGCTTCAATGGCGTCTTGCGTTGTACGATTGCAATCAACGATCTTAGCCAACTTGCTTTCCACAAACGCCAATACGCGGTCGTTTAAAACGCTAAACGACGCGCCTATGTCCGCCGCTATGATCCCCCCGGTAGATAGTATAATCTCATCGTACAACGGTTTTATCAACGCCTGAAGCTCCGCGTCCAAGTCATCCCAGGCCGCCTGTTCTACATCGGTAATAGATTTTGTGGCCGTAGCGTGTAGTAGCGCCAACACAACTTTTTTTTGCTTACCAAAATACGGTATTAGTTTACGCGCCAACCGATCCTCGTATTCCCCCGTGCGCCTCAGAAACCGCGCCGTAACCGCCCGCCGATGTCCGCTAACCGCCTTTGTCATCTCACACTCAAAACACATTTAACGCCCCCGTCATCGGATATACCGCCCATACAACGCTTTCCTTACTCCTTCCGCAATATCTTTCACACCTGCCGCGGACGATATATTGGGGGCCACCCCCGGTATACCCGCCCCTTGAAACGGCGGTATAACATCCCCCTCACTCGGCGGTAACGGCTCCAATCCCTCTTCTACCCGCACCTCATTCCGCGTTTTAATCCCCGCCTTAACGTACTCAATGTTCCGCGTCATTTCAAACTGACGGTTAGCGGGAATGGGATCATCATACGCGCCGAACAACCTGTCATCATATTCCGATAGCAACTTTTCGTTGAGCTTTTCCTGGTCACGAACCAACAACGGATATACCGTGTCTCGCAAAAACTGAATATCGCTCGCCTCATTGTTGGCCGCTATCTGCGATGGGTCCGCCTTCGTCAATGGCACTCCAAAAATCCCGAATATCTCATTCCGCCGCATGACCGCCGATTCATTGTAACTCAATTCTTGCGGATTCATCGTCAACCGTTCAATCCTCAACCCGCTACCCATCACCACGACGTCTCCGCTCCTGCCTTGCGCAAACCCCGTAAACTCTTTCCACCGCGTCTTGATCTTCGTCACCATGTCATCGGTAAGAGTATTCTCACTCGATAGTATAACCTCTGGCCGCGCCATGTTGGCGAACAAGTCGGTATTAAATTTATCCATATACGCCTGAAGCGTTACCGGAGTCACCGCGGCCGCCAAAGGGGACATGCCGTAATATGGATCAAACGGAGACGGGTCCTTGAAATGGATTATCTCATGCTCCTCAAACCTAATTTTCTTGCCGCCATTCCGGTATTCGTACCCATCAATAAAATTCTTGCTCGACGGTATAACCGCCATGTTCTGCGGCGCCAACGGCCATAGCTCAACTATACGCCCGGCCTTGTCCTTGACCTTGTACCAGTAAGAATTCCCAGTTAACCGATCGGATATGAACTTGGTTTTTTGAATATCGATATTATTCATGAACGGGTTAACCGTCCTCATAAGCTCAAAATACGGATGGTCCTGGACCTCCACCATCACGCCGCTTGCTTTGCGTATAGCATTTCTAACCGCTGGGTTATTCGCCTCCATCCAATCCAGCTTTTTCTTTTCGACAACCTTGTGTCGAAAACCTTTAACCTGGTTAGAATTTGTTTGCACGGTGAACAAACGAAAAGGAACGCTACACGCCGCGTCGGCGATAACCTGGACGCAACGGTAAACCCATTTGCTATATGCGTTGACCTGGCCTTGCAGATCGTTTATGCGGTAGAGCGGTTTTGATTCTTGCCAGGGGGATATAATCGCCGCGGCGATTTTAGCGTCGAACGATACGGCGACGGGGGGAGCGCTTTTGGAAGTGGCGAACGGCCAATATCGAGACAAGCTGATTTTACCCACCCATAATAAGTTTAAATTTATACTTTCCGCATTATTGCCGAATTTCGATTTCGTTGTCAACTGATTTTTTTACCGGCGGTAGTTTTTGGAGCGGCGAGAACCGCCCCGCGGTCGCGGTACTTTTTGGAGGCTGCGGGGGCGCCGTTAAAAAAACAAAACTAAGTCGGCGCCAAACTGGCAAAAAACGCGATACCACTATGCGTACGCGTACGGGAAAAGTTTTTTTTTTTTTTTTTTAAAAGTAGCGATATAGGTGATATGGTGATATGCTAGTACATAACCCATTGTTTTTGCTATACGTATAAAGGAAAAATCCATATCACCAGCATATCACCAAGTCCCACCAGCCGTTACGTTTCGGCGCTTATTGAAATATGTTAAAATATTTGTCCTAATTTTTATACCACTTTTATCATCTTTTGTCTCCCCCGCCATATCACCAATACCGCCTCCATAACGCCTTTATACCGCCTTGTTTCCGCTAAAAAAACTGAAACGTTTTGGTACGGCAAACGGCTACTGGCGGAGGGGTAGTTTTGGGGCTGAACTGGGCGGTAAAACGAGGATAATTTTGGCGTAAAAAATATTTTTTGCGGAAGGGAATTGCGGGTAAAAGTATCGGCGTTCGCGGGACATTTCCAGCCATAAAAAGGCGCGCAACCGGAGACTGTTTACGGGCGTATAGGGAGCCAGTTTGCGCTGGCCCGCGTAAAAACGGCGCTAACAATTATAGCATACATGGCGTAGCGTAGCATAAGTTATTTTTTTACCGACAAAAAAACCTGGGCCCCGCGTAATCCGAATGCGCGGGAACATCGGGCGTCTTTTGCGTACCATGTATTGATGTAATCTTCATCATCCGCGTCCTCGTCTTCAGAGCTAACGTCTTGCGGTATTAAAATTACCTCCTTGAATATAACACATCTTCCCCCGTTAATATTTGACCCACATTTCAGAAATGGGCAAGGACCCGCGTGTCTAAAATGACATTCAAAATCTCCAGGAATATCAAACGTCGCGACGACGCGGCTCCGTTCCAGCCACGTCCGGAATCCCGCCACGGCGCCTTGAAAAAATAATACTGTTTTCATTTTACGTTCCTTTCGTTTGTGTTATGCGTTATGTTTTCCGGTTCGGACACAATGTGTCCGTGTTCAAATTTTAGATGCAGTCCTTTTTTTTCGCTACTGGCTATTTCCTCCATCCAAGTGGCAATCATACTTGTAGACTGGATCGCCGTCAGGGAGAGAACGAAGGCGCGAAGCTCATCATAGGCTGTCCCCTTTATTCCCGACTCGACAGATGAAGCCTCCGTATTCCCCTCCTCCTTATTTTTATCACTCCTGTTTGTCATAACGATCATCTGTCATTTTGTTCATCGGTTTTCCTGTTTTCGATTTCCGCGTCGCGCCAGTAGGCTGAGTCGTCATGGTTTTGCGCGGTTGCCGTTTCGTGGTTTGTTTCCCACGTGTCCCAAACTATTTGTAGCGTTTCTTTTTCCATCGCTAACCAAGCTTCTTCTTTGGCCTCCGCAAAATCCCACGCCGCTTGACGCGCGGCGTCTTCCGCGGCCGCCCAATCCTTTTCCCCCATTTTTTGCGCGACGATGGCCGCGTGCGCCGCTTCGTAACTTTTTTCCGCGAACGCTGAACCTGCGTCCAGCCTTAGCTTCCAGTATTTTTTTTGCGTTTCGCGCATTAAGTGGATCAATGTTTCCTTGGCGACGCTGGCCGCGTGCGTTGTTGCCACAACGTTTTCTTTCGCGCGCCGCAAGCGCTCGTCGAGCGAGGTACTAGTTTCCGGCATTCTTTTTCCTTTTTCTTATTTTTCTTACTTGTGGTTATAGTCTATTCTATGACCCTCCCGTCGCCTATGCGGGTGTCTTCGCCCACGCGGGCATTCTCAGCAACTTCCGCGGTCCCACCAACGATTGCAGTCCCAAGCACGATTGCATATCCGCTCACTACCGCTTGGCCGCACACGCGGGCCTCCCCGCTTATCCGCGCATTTCCGCATACAAATGCCTTGTCGAAAACACGCGCATCTGGTCCGATATACACAGTATCGGCCACATATGCAGTATTGGCTACCCACCCACCCCCTCTGGGATGTTTGTGAGCCGGGACTGGGCCTTGCCCATCCTTGAAATCAAATTCAGTTGTGTTCATAGATAGTTTTTCCTCCTTGTTTTAGTTGTTCAGCCGGGCCACGGCGGCCAGCCACGCCCGGCGCCAATCTTTGGCGCTACATTTGATCCTGATAATTATGATTTTCATACCGATCCTTTGCGGTTAAAAAGGCCGGACGGTGAGGACCCGCCCGGCCCGCAAAGAAAACCGGCGTGAGAGGGCGGCCAGCCGGTCTTCCTTTTTATAAATCACCGGAACCGGCCCGCTTTCACGATGGCCGCAAGCGCCGTCGCTTTTCAGCCACGTCCCCAAGGGGCGGGCGCCGCCATTGCAAACCGGCTCCGGCGATATCATTTATTTTCTCCCATGATCGAGGGGTGGTTGCCGCCGGCTATATCCCACTCGCTCAATTGCGAGTCCCCGCCTACTACCGCGCGGCCGCGCATGATCGCCTGATCGCACACGAGCGCCTGATCGCCCACGATCGCGTGATCGCGCACTACCGCCTGATCGCACACGATCGCGTGATCGCCCACGATCGCCTGATCGCACACGATCGCATTTTCGCGCACGAGCGCCTGACCGCCCACGATCGCATTTCCGCGCACGATCGCGTGATCGCCCACGAGCGCCTGATCGCACACGAGCACCTGATCGCACACGAGCGCCTGATCGCACACGATCGCGTGATCGTCCACGCTCGCGTGATCGCGCACTACCGCCCTCCCGTAGACGCGAGCCTCCGGGCCGACGTATGCGGTAGCGGCCACGGACGCGGAGTCGGCCACCCAGCCTCCGCCATTGCAGTGTCTGTGGGCCGGGACGGGCCCATTTCCGTCCTCGAAATCAAACTCAACTGTGTTCATGGTTTTTCCTCCTTGTTTTCATGTTTTTTCTTACTCCCGGAATCCGCCGGGCCGGGTGGGCGTTACCGCCCCTATTCCGCCGCCGCCCTCCACTCCCTTTTCATCTCCACTACCACCAAAGCTGGGTCTTCTCCGGCCTCGATCCGCTCCATGGCCCGCAACCCAGCCGCTGATCTAAGCGCATTCGCGGCGGCGCGGAATGATCTTGCCTGCGCATAAGCCGCCGCGCCGGGGAAAAGCTTGGCCACTCGCGCCACGTCATCGTATGCCTCCTTCGCCTCCTCCGCCTCCACCCGGTGATATCCGCCACATGCGCTATTCGCGGCGTCGAGGTTATCCGCCGCCGCTCGATAGAGGTTCAGGGTGCCCTCATATTGGGGCCAGCCCATGGCGTTCAGCACTATCTGTTTCATTTCCATTTTTCCGTCCTCCATATTTTTATTACTCCCGGATATCGCCGGGCCGTCGTTATCATAATTTTCGCTCCGCTCCCAGGAGCGTTCGCTCCTGTTCCCAAACTGTTACCTCCGCCTTCCACGCAGCGTCCTCCGCCTCCCAAGCCGCTTGTTTCGCCGCTTCCGCGGCACTCTTGGCCACGCGATATGCCATGCGAGCGTCGTTTAGCGCCGCTAATATTTTTTCTTTACTTATCTTAATCTTCGTGTCCATCGTTTTCCTCCTTGTTTTCATGGTTTTTATTACTCCCGGTTTCCGCTGGGCCGGGCTGTACCGTTTATTTACCCTTGGTAAAGTGACCGATCAAAACCGGGGAACACCACGCAAGCCAATGTCATGGAAAGTTTTGTACCCGTCCTGGCTACTTCGTGGGCCTCGACGCGGTGATTAAGCCCTTCGACGGCGTCGATGTACGCCGTCCAATACCCGTCTGGATGCAATAATTGTACGGCGAGCACTCTACTGGAGAGCGCCCTGTGTTGGTGATACATAAACATAATTATCCCCTTGTAACTCTGTTTTGGCGGATCATAAATGCGAACAGGGCCGCATAATTATCGTCCCGCGCGAGATCGCGTTCCAAAAAATCATCAATAATCGTTCGGCCCAGGGGTCTGATGATTATTTTACGCCGAGTTCCCCAGTGTATAATAGTCATTAGTTTTTGGAGTTCTTGCATAGCGTGTTCGGCTTTTTCACACGCCATGTTCCAGATGAGTCGTTGTCTCGCCGTAATGATTTTTATTACCGTTCTTTTTTTCATGCGCGTTCCCCCTCCTCCCCGTTCATAATCGTCCCGTTTCCTCCATATCTCCATACACGCGGGCCTCCCCGCTTATCCGCGCATTTCCGCTCACTATCGACTGGCCATACACGCGGGCATTTCCGCTCACTATCGACTGGCCATACACGCGGGCATTTCCGCTCACGCGGGCATTATCGCCCACCCAGGCATTTTCCGTCACCCAGGCATTTTCGCTTACCCAGGCATTTCCGCCCACGCGGGCATTTTCCGTCACCCAGGCATTTTCGCTTACCCAGGCATTTCCGCCCACGCGGGCATTTTCCGTCACGCGGGCATTATCGCCCACCCAGGCATTTCCGCTCACTATCGATTGGCCATACACGCGGGCAGTTCCGCCCACGCGGGCATTTTCCGTCACGCGGGCATTATCGCCCACCCAGGCATTTTCGCTTACCCAGGCATCCGGGCCGACGTGCGCTGTGTCGGCCACGGACGCGGTGTCCGCAACCCAGCCTCCTCCGTTGGAATGTTTGTGAGCCGGGATAGGACCCTTCCCGTCGTCGAAATCAAACTCAGTGTCCATCGTTTTCCTCCTTGTTTTTATGATTTTTATTACTCCCGGTTTCCGCCTTGACGCACTCCGCGAGGCGGGAGGTTTTGCCCCGTTCCCTTTTCAGCCTGACCCCAAACGCCAGGCAATATGAACCCCGTCGATCATCCTCCATGACGCAATCATCCTTCCACCCTAACCAAGAGCAAGCGGTGGGGGTGGCGGGGGTAATTCCCACTATTATTTTCTTTTTCATGTTTTTCATTACTCTCGGTTTTCGCCGTCCTCAGCCGCGTCTTCCGCTTTTTCCACTCCCATTCTGGCGGCCCATGCGGCGCGCTCCGCCACCCACGAGGCTTGGTCCGCTTCCTCCCACGTGGCCCTGGCCAGGTTTAGTTTGTCAAGTGCGTCTTCCGCGGCTAATCTGGCGTCTTCCGCGGCGTCCTCCGCGTCGTATGCCGCTTTATTTAGCATTTTTAGGTTGTGTTCTTTGTCTAACACTTTCTTCCTCACTTTTCCTTTTCATGTTTTTTATTACTCCCGGTTTCCGCCGGGCCGGGTAGCGATTACCGCCCGTTGTTGCATCGGCCCGCGGCTTTTTCCACATCCAAAAAACAACTCCATGCCGCATCCTCCGCCAGTTTCCTGGCTTGGCGGGCGTTTCGCCACAGTCCTATTTGTATTTCACGCGGCGCTTCCTGGGCGTTCGCTAATTCCGCCGCGGCCAGGGCCGTAGCAAAGGCTGTTTCCGCGTCGTCCAAAACACTCAGCTTATCGTTGTAGTTAGTATCCTCATCATCGTCGGCCATAATCTAGTCCTCCTCGTTTTGCCAATAATCCCAGTCCACGATTTCCCCTCGCGCCCTGGCCGCCGCCCGTTCCGCCGCCCGTTCCGCCTGCTCCGCCCTCGCCATCGCCTCCGCCGCCGATCCCGCCGCCCGTTCCGCCGCCCGCCTCAACCTCAACGCCTTGGCCGCCGTCCAGGCCGCCCAATCTATTGCCGTGTCCACGGTTTTTCTCCTTGTTTTTCAGTTCCTGTTTGTGTTTTTGTAGTGTGGATGCCCTTCATAACCCCAGCTCCGTTTTGAGGGCGGCTTGGGCGTCCGCTTGGATCGTGGCGGACTGGAGGTAATTGCGGTGATCGATCCACCAGACGGCGGAGGCGTTACCGCCCATACCCTCGATTATCTCCAAGTAGCGGTCCGCCCGCGTGGCCTGCTCCGCATTGAGTCCGGCTTTGATTCTGCTTCGCGCCTGGGCCAGGGCTTCGGCGATCCGCGGGAGGGCCGTCTGGCGGATCTGCTCCGCCCAAACGATTTGTTTTGGGGAGCCGGTGAGGGCCGGCAGGCCGGACGATTTTGCCCGCTCGCCTGCTTTAGCGGCCTCACTGGCCCGCTCCGCCGCCAGGCAGTCAGGGCATATCCGCTCGGAGAGCCACTTCACCCGGCTATCCCGGCCTTTATGCGGCCCGTACATCTGCTCATTATATCTGTGGCCGCATGTTGCGGTGATCGATTCCCATCCCATGATTTTCCCTTCCTTTTAGACTGTGTTTTTTGTCTAACATGTTTTTTCCCCGCTTTTCATAGTTTTAATCAAAACGCGCCCGCAAAAATCACGCCCCGTTTCCGGGATATTTTTGACGTGAAAACCAGAGCGTGCACTCCCACGTGTTGGCAGCCGATGCTATCCGGCCCCTCCACCACGCTATTGCATTGGCATGTTTCCGCCCGCACATGGGCGACATACGTCACGGCGTTTTTATGCGTTCCAAAAACGCGCTGGTCAAAGACAGTACCGTTGCCCAGTCCCCGCGTTATATAGGCGCGGTTCGTTTTCGTCGTCGTGTCCATATCCTCCTCCTCTTTATGTTTTTTATTACTCCCGGAAATCGCCGGGCCGGGTGGGCAACTTGCCCTGATTATCTCCAGTTTGGCCGCAATTCCCAGCAGGGTGCGCCCCACGCCGCGTGGCAAGCCAGCTTGGCGGCTTCGATTCCAGCGGCCAATGCCACGGATACCTCGGTATCCTGGAGATCGGCGCCCTCCACCCCGTACCAGCGGAGCCGGTCTCCATCCCGCTGGCATACGATTTTGACGCGCCCTCCTTCCGGATGGCTGGCCGCGATAGTGGCTATCAACAGGTTTTTTGTGTTCATTTTCCCCTCCTTAGCGCGCGATATTCTCGGCGAATTACAACGGCGAGATTTTCGATCCGGGAACATGATAACATATTGCCGCTATGCCCCAGCCGGGGACCCACCTGCTGGCCTAACGTTCCCGGACGGCCAAGGAATTCCTCCCAGATGTAGCCGCCGTTTCGTGGAGTAAAAAAACTCCTCTCGACGCGGCCGTCCACAGTAGCGTATGCGAGGGTTACCTTGCCGGTGCTATTGGTTCTGCAGGTCATTTTCATTTTCATTTTTCCCTCCCATTCTTTTGTTTGATTCCGCCGTACAATCCTTAATATTGCATACCGCGTACCAAAGTAAAACTGCAATAAAATCAAAGGGTTATGTTTATGGGCGGCTAATATTTTAACGTTTCGATGCGCTAAAATGTTAAAACATCGAACGAAACGTTAAGCCGAAACGTTACGCTATTTGACCGGCATGGATATTGCAATCTATTATATTGGTACGCATCCTATGGGAGGGGGGGGGAGGTAGAGCGCCCGCGCCGTCTGGTACGCCGATTCCAGGTTCAACCAGAAATACGCAGGGACGTTTAAGGCGTATTCCAGTTGAACGGCGGTTGTGGCGGTGATCGGCGTGTCTCCCTTGATGACGCCATTGATGGTCTTTATCGGGCGGCCCATCCGCATGGCCAGGTCGGTCTGGGTCATCCTCTTTTCCGCCAAAACATCTTTAAGCGTTTCTCCTGGTGGAATAGGAACCGGGGAAACGTAATTCATCGTACTATCCATGATAATTCTCCGCCTTCAAAATCCTCGCGCCCGTAATGTGGGTATAACGCTACCATATCATATCTCCCGATCCGCCTCGAACCCAGTTGATTAGTTGCGTGAGAGCGTCGGTTTGATCGTCATGCGCCCCCGCCGGAAATCTGGATAACTCGAAAATAAATTCCGCCACCCAATCGGCTCCGTCTTTAATATAAATATTACCGGCTTCAATTGTTGGCGCCGCGGCCGCCGCTCTGCTAATTTTATCGGCGGAAACTTTGATGGGCAAAACGGGAAGGCCCGTACCGCGTTGTAACTCCTGGACGAGGCTTTGCCCGGACGCTTTGTCTTCGATCAACAATGCGTCCACGGGGAATTCCTGGATGATGGAAGTCAGCCTTCGTTTTAATTCCGGGAATTCCAGTTTTTCGCGGATGACATTAGTTATATAAATTTTACCGTTTGTAGTTTCTATGGCGCAAATAATGGCGGTATAATCGGACGCCTTCCCCGTTTTAAATGCGGTATCCATGGAGACGATCCGCCGCTTCCACAGCGTTTTATCCGGGAGCTCTTTATAGTAATTCCACCAGTCCGCCTTGAACATGGCTCCCTCCGCCGCGACGGGAGACCCTTGGTACAACGCATAAAAATCTTGCCCCATCCGTCGTTTTAAAAGCCATAAATCAGTGGCGTCATATCGAGCGGGACAAAGCGCCGTTCCCTCGACGCGCCCTAACGGATCGTTTGTTTCCGCTAATGCCGGTAAATTTATCACCGTAAAATCGGGGCCTTCCTCGCTCGCCATAATTCGTCCGGCGAGATCGCCGTCACTCCAGCGGGTCATAATTATTATCATCCGTCCGTCGGGCTCTAGGCGCGTGGCTAAATCGTTTTTATACCAGTCGAACGTTTTTTCCTGGTACAGCCTGCTTCGAGCTTCTTCGATATTTTTGACGGGATCGTCAATTAAAATGAGGTCTCCGCCAAACCCGGTAATTCCGGAACCGACGCCCACGGCTCTGTATCCGCCGTTTTCCGCCGTTTCCCATTCGCTGGCGGCCTGCTTATCGCGGCTAAGGTTCAACCGGTTTTTCGCCACCTTCAAACTTTTGCGCGAAAAATTGTTAGCGACGGTTTGGTTGTACGCCCCTAGTATAACTTTTTTATACGGCCACCTTTCGAGGAGATAGATGGGTAGGCGGACGGTTATCATTTCTGTTTTCCCGTGGCGCGGCGGCATCGAAATAATCAATCGTTTGATATCGCCGGAAACGACTTTCTCCAGATACGGATACAGATATATTTGATGATCCCAATCCCAATGCCAGTATGGCGTGACGGTTTTTAGCCACGTATGGAAATTGTCATCGATTCGCGTCGTATCCAAATCGCGGAGGAATTGTTTTAACGCGCGTTGTTCCAGCGTTTCCGGGTCATTCGCGATAAGGAGTTCCATTATTTACCGGTAATAATATTCGTAATATCGGTAATAACGGTTCGCATTTGGCGCGGGTCAGTGACGTTTGCTTTTATTGATTCCGCCAATTTACCCAGGATCATCGTTAACCGTTCGGCGGTTATCATTTGCCCCATCACCTGGAAGCGTTTCACTTCGCCTTCAACCAGTTTTCGGCGTTGATCCACCACGGAATATATTTCTCGCCATGTCCCCGTCTCCTGAATACCGAGATCAATAATTTTTTGTACGTCGTTTTTCGCCGAAGCGGCCTTATCCTCCGTGGTGGCGGAAGTAAAGTTTTCCCACGCTTTACCCAGCTTACCCCAAAGCGGTTCGTCCCCCTCGATGTGTAGTTTGGAGAGCAGATCGTTTAAGCGCGTGTCCACTAAAACGATTTCTTCGCGCAAAGATAATAGGTTGGGATCGTTTTGCGCGACGTCATATTTTACCAGCAACCCGGCGGGGAGATACTTGCTATGGCGCCCGTGCCGGTATCCCGGCACCGCGGCTCCTTGCAATGTTTTACCCCCGTGCAATTTACAGCGGCCTCGGCCAACAACGGGGGACCTGCGGCAAATAGCGTTTTGTTTGTGTTTTTTTGCGCCGCAAATGACGCGGTTTTGCCGCGCTGGGTCACGCGCAAATATAGGCGCTCCGTTTGGGCGGTATTCAATCGGTTTCGCTATTACCCGTTTAGGCGGGGAAACCGGTTTATTGTTTTCGCCTTCCGTCATTTCATTTTCATTTTCATTTTCATTTTCATTTTCATTTTCATTTTCCATCGTCATATCCCTCCGCATAAGCGTCACAAGTGGGATCGTCATCAAAGCAGGCGTAATACCCGTTTGTTTTTTCCTCCGGGTATTTGAGCGCTCTCTTTATGCGTCGCTCGCCTAATAAATACCGATGGCATGTTTGTTTTTTACCGCAATCTTTGCCGTGGCACGCGGCGACGTCGTTCATGGCCATAGTACAAACACCTTTCCCGTGTACGATACGTCATCGTCACAATATATCTTGTCCGTATCGGCGATTTTATACGGCGCCGCCGCGCAAACCGGACTCATTATGTTAGCGCCAGCTTTGCTTTTGGGATGATCCCCCAACATTACAGGCGTTTCCGTCGGACACTTCATCAGTAGCATCATTAGCTCCCTGGCTGTCATTATTTATCTCCGTTGTTTAGTTGTTTAGTTGTTTAGTTGTTTAGTTGTTTAGTTGTTTAGTTGTTTCGTGGTCACGCGATGGCCGCGCAATGTCGTTTTGGCGCGACGTTGTTTGGCCGCGTCATCCAGAGCGAGTTGGATGAGCCGCCTATGTCGGCGGCGTTTGTCTTGCCACAACGTAACCTGGTGGCGTTTGTCCCGCCACCAATTAATGATACGCCGTATTAATTTTAGATCCTCCATGCGAGACTCCTTGTGAGTGTATGTTTACAACGCGATTTTACCGAGTCGTCAAACTGTCCTCCGTCGACGATGGTGGTTAACCGCCACAACCCCGTAATCGGTGACATAAAATGCAGTCGGAACAAGTTTTTTCCCCCATTCGCCAAATACGCGCTATGCCATATACGCTGGCGTTTCGCGCTCCCATCGTTTGCGTATATGTTTTTTCCTACTTTTATTTCGATCCAAAAGCAATCCCCCTGTGGCGTTACGCCGTAAATATCCGGCATTCCCACGGCTACCGTGTTTTCCATGGGCCATACGGCGAATCCATCTTTTCGCAATACCGCAAGTATCTTCCGCCGTAACGTCGATTCAGATTTGAACTTGAATTTCATTTTCCTTTTCCTTTTCCTTTTCCCTTTCCCTTTCCTCTTCTCTTTTTTATCGACATGTTGTTCGCCGGCATACTGTTCGCCGGCATGGCCAGCGGACGCGCGACAAACCGTTCGCACTTATCGCGCCGCGTGGTATATGCGGTAAACCGGGCCATACGTTCGGTGTCCTCACAAATACCCTGCTCTTCCCCGTCGATATAGATGGCTTGGCGATGCCAGTCAAGGCAATCGCCACAACGTCGAACTAAAACCACGATATCATGTATGCGATCGGCGCCACAACAGCCGCGATTATTGTTCCCGCTAATAGTCCCCCTAACAGGAGGATCAACAGTAGTATCATGCCCGCAATAACCGCGTTAACTGTGGTTAACACAATCGCGGCCACGGAACGTTGTTTGTACACAGTGTATCTCCTTTGCATAAATTATTTCAGGGTGCCCCAATCATGGCCCGTCGCCATGTCCACTACTAATGGTAATGATAGTTGGACGCATGTTTCCATGATATTTTTTACGGTAATTATATCGCTTTCCGCGCGCGCTGTCAACGGAAAACTATATAATAGTTCGTCATGGATTGTCATTAACGGCACGGCGATATTTTTGTTGCCGCTGGTGTAAAGGTCCAGCATCGCTCGCTTTATAATATCGGCGGCGCTCCCTTGTACAGCCGCGTTTAACGCCGAGTATCCATATGCTCTTTGGATGTTGTCCCCCCATTTCGCCGTGGCGGCTTCCTTTTGTAACGGCGTACACCCGCTCCGTAAACCCCATTGACGCGGTTCCCATGCGTCAAACCGCCTTCGTCCTCCGAGTAAAGTTTTTATGTACCCGATTTTATTAACCCTGTCTTTGGCTTTATCCGTAAGGGCGGAGGCAAAGGGGAAGCAGGCGTTGTACTCCGCTTTCAACAGACGGGCCTCCTCCTCTGATCTGTTTAAACTGTTGGCCAGGGCCCCGATACCCAGGCCGTAAACGATTCCAAAGTTCAAGCTCTTCCCCTGTTTCCGATCCACGCCCAACATATCCGACACTACCTGGTGAATATCAGTCGCGCTATTAGTCGTATAATCGGCCTTTAACTTTTTAGCCGCGGCGTCGTTCCCCAGGTGGACTAAATATCTATACTCAATTTGAGAGTAATCGAATGAGTATAATTGTTCTCCGTCCTCCGGTAAAAATATTGAACGGATCAAAGGCCCAAACTCATCGTCACGCGCCGGCAGATTCTGCAGGTTAGGGTTACTGGACGAAAACCGGCGAGTCTTCGCTCCTACCTGATTAAGCTGGGTATGTATTCTCCCGTCAAGGGTATAATTAATAATCGCGTCAACGAACGTGGAATCAAATTTCTGGAGTCGTCTGAACTCCAGGATAGCGTCAGCGGTAGGATGATGTAAGCGTTTCAAAAACCCTTGCGTAAATTCGGGACGTCCCGTTTCCGTTTTTTTAACCGCGACTCCCGCATCCGCAAAAACTTTGGCCAAATCATCGGACGATCCCGCGCTTATTCCGCGCCACGTTAATTTTTCCAAAACGTCGTAAGCCTCCGCCAGCTTTTGTTTAGTGGTAACTTTTGTAATGGCGGCTTTTTCCATGTCCACGCGAATGCCACGCCATTGCATATCCTGCACTAGCGGTATTAATCCCATTTCTAATTTGTACACGGTCATCAAGGCGTCCGCCTCAATAACCGCCATTTGTTTACGGTAAATATCAATCGGTAATTGGGCGTCCGCCTCCGCATACAGCCCCACAATTTCGGCGGGACACTCATGGATTTTCGATCCGTAATTCGCGCGTTCCGCTTTACCGCCAAACCGGTTCGCCACGTATTCCGCAATTATATGATCGTTTTTAGATAGCCCTAAATATTTTCCGGCGAGCCGATCAAGGGAAGGCCAATCGGCATTCTCATCAATCAAGCGTTCACATATGTGTGTACAATGATACGGCCCTCGGAGCGTAACCCCCTCGGAGCGTAACCACCCCAGGTCATATGCGATGTTCGCTCCCACTTTTAGTTGATCCCCGGACAACTGATCGTTTAGCCATCGCCGTATAACCGCGGGCTCAATATTATTACCCTGTTTGTGGCGCATGGGAAAATACTGTTTGTATCCGTCATCAGTGGCGATAGACACGCCTAATAAATACCCGTCTTTCCGGATATAACCGGGACCTTTTTCTTTTATAAACGGGTCAAACGTTTCCGTATCGATGGATATTATTTTAGCTTGCGCGAAGTTTGGCAAGTCACGCGGAGGCTCCCATGCGGGGGCGTTATGAGTCGTAAACATATTACTTTGCATTATCAATCGTGCTCATTATCAATCGCCCTAGCAGTTCGGCGATATCGGGGATGATGGCGTTTCCGAACGCTTTAAATTGAGCCACTCGCGCGGAAACCCCATCATGGAACCGTATATCGCCACTGATTCCATCGGGGTATATCTCATTAATGCGAGGTATTGGAGGGATGGCGCACAATGCGTACCCTTTTTTATATGCTTCCAAAAACTTATTAATTTGAGTTTGCGTGAATATATTTTGCCGTCGCTCGCCGCAGGGGTAGGCCACAATCCAGATACGGTTGCGTTTGTGGTAATACCCAAGTTGCGACGCGGATATACAATGCCATTCCGCATCATACCCGATTTCGGCCAAGTCCCCCAAAAGGCGGCCGAACCAACTTCCTCGATCTCCGGTAAGTAAGTTTGGGACATTTTCCACAACCGCGAACTGCGGTCGTATATCGCCAATGAGGCGTAGGTATTCGTTCCATAAACTACTGCGTTTCCCGTGGATAATCCCCGCTTGCTTTCCGGCGTGGGAAATGTCTTGGCAGGGGAATCCTCCCGTAATAATGTCAACTGCTGATATACCATTTCGTTTAAGTCCATCATAAGTAAGGTTTTTAATATCGGGATATATGGGTACGGTTGGCCAATGCTTTTGTAGTACCGCCCGGCAAAACGGGCTTTGCTCGCAAAACGCCACGGTCTGGAAACCTCCTGTGCGTTCCATGCCCAGGCTGAATCCGCCGATACCCGAAAACAAATCGAGTAGCTTTAATTGTGTTTTAGATCGTTCGGTTATTTCGCGCGTTGTCATACAAACGTCGGCTGTATATTTTGTACGCGGCGATTAATGAGATCGACGTCGATTCGCCATCCCCATCGTTCGTCTTTAAATCCGGGAGCCGCCAATATATGCGGTATTCCCCAGCGATTAACCCAATGATCCGCGATGTGTTGATGGCCAAACAGCATTAAATTCACGCGGCCGTGGACGATTGATAGTAGCTTGCTACTATCAATGAGTCTCATAGTTGTCTCTCCGTGTATAAACGGGTGGTGATGTAGCGCTAAAATGATATAGGCCCCCGCGTCTTGCGCCATAGTCAACGCGACGTCCAAGGCGTTTAATTGAGCGGTCCCAATTTCCCCCTGCGCAAAATCAAACGGCGATACGGTCATCGCTACGCTATTTAGTTGTACTATGTGTATGGGATAGCCGCCATGTGATAATACTTCGTCTTTTAGTCCTTTCGTGAGCGGCATTTTCTTCCCCATAAAAAAATCATCGCCAAACGTTTTTTTCCATCGCATGACGCATCTATCATCATAAATATTACCGCCCTTACAAACATCATGGTTGCCGGGGAGGATCGAAACAGACCCCGCGGGTTGCGCGTTATACCAAAGCGCTATCGTTTCATATTCGGATAAATCGCCGTTGTCCGCCATATCCCCCGTAATAATAGTATGCTGTACCCACTGCGGTTGCGCCAACGGGAACGGGTTAACGCCGTGTAAATCGCTAATATGTAATAGGTGGAATATACTCATAGTAGCCGCCTCTCTTTGAATTGTTTTCATTAAAATATACCCCTTCACTCCGCATCGTTGTTTGCCCGCCTCCACTTTCCTTCCGCCTCCACCTCATGCCAAAATGCTTTTTTTGCGGCCGCTTCCGCGGTGATTAGAGCATTTTGCGCCATTACTCTTGCTTTTTTGGCGTTTTGCCATGCTATCAACAACACCTCTATCCCTGTTATGTATTCCTTCGTCTCTTCTTTATCCTCTTTCATGTTTTTTCTCTTGTTCAACGTTTCCTCCTTATTTTCATTACCGCTTATCCGCGCATTTCCGCCCACCCACGCATTTCCCCCCACTATCGATTGGCCGCCCACGCGGGCCGCCCCGCTTATCCGTGCATTTTCGCTCACTATCGATTGGCCGCCCACGCGGGCATTTTCGCTCACTATCGATTGGCCATACACGCAGGCATTTCCGCTCACTATCGATTGGCCATACACGCAAGCATTTCCGCTCACTATCGATTGGCCATACACGCGGGCATTTCCGCTCACTATCGATTGGCCATCCACGCAGGCATTTCCGCTCACTATCGATTGGCCATACACGCGGGCCTCCCCGCTTATCCGCGCATTTCCGCTCACTATCGATTGGCCGCCCACGCGGGCATTTTCGCTCACTATCGATTGGCCATCCACGCGGGCCTCCCCGCGTATCCGCGCCCGGCCAAATACCCGCGCATCCGGGCCGACGTATGCGGAGTCGGCCACGGACGCGGTATCGGCCACCCAGCCTCCGCCATTAGTGTGTTTGTGGGCCGGGACTTGACCCTTCCCGTCGCCGAAATCAAATTCAGCAGAGTTCGTTTTTTCTGCGTTCATCTTTTTCCTCCTGATTTTTATTACTCCCGGATTCCGCCGGGCCGTTCACATAGTTAAATGCGCGCCGGATTAAATACGAACGGACTATCGATGCGATAGTATAAATTATCACTATCATGGTAGCCGTGCGTTTCGTGGCGCTCACGCCTAAATAGTATGGCAACACATAAAAGGTCAACGCCCATGATACGCCAAACCCTATAGCGGTATTTGCGCAAGCCTCGTATGCGCTGTGTTTTTTAGTTTGCATCGTCATCGTCATCGTCATCATCGTCATCACGGTTTTTCTTTGGTTCGAGCGCCGCCGCTGTTTCTTCAAGCAAAGCTTTCGCCGCTCGATACGTTTCACCGTCATCTGTCCATAGCGCGCGTAAATCCAATCCCACGATATCCCTCCTTAAATGAGTTTAGGTTGCATTGTAGCCGCGTACAAATGTTTACACGCGGCGTCAAAGTAAGATTCCTTTAACTCTACCCCGATAAATTTCCGCCCCATTTCCAGCGAGGGAACGCCTTCGCTTCCGATTCCGGCGAACGGACTGAAGACGGTATCACCGGGGTTTGACCATAGGTGGACGGCGCGTTTAATTACGTCAAGCTGTAATGGGCAGATGTGTTTTTCATCGCGTGATTCCCGCCCCGCGACGATATTTAAAACGTTCATCTGGTTGATATCAAACCACACGGGGGAAGCGTACCGTTGCCAGACATCGATAGAATGCGTCCGTTTATCGTTCCCGGCTTCGATACTTCGCGGAGCGTTTTCCCCGATATACGATTCAAATCTATGGGCGGCGTCACCGCCATTAACGGGTATTATATTTTCCGATTCTTCCCATTTGCGGAAAATGAGCAAATAATCGGGGAGGCCTTGCCGAGAAAAAGTCGAATCCGCGCATACCTGCCTATGGAGCAATCCGTGCGCTTTGGTCCGTTGCATTTCCACCACCGGATCTTTCCAAATGGTAACACGACTATGATATTTCCAGCCGTGTTCCTCGAACGTACTGATAATTTTACCGGGAAAATCGCGCAACCCGGCGCGTCCGTCACGCCCTCGGTAATCAACCAAGTCTTTGCAATGTACCGCGCAAAGTCTCCCTGGCCGCATAAGGCGATATAGTTCTTTCGCGGCAAACCCAAACTGATTAAAAAATTCCGCGTCTCCGCTACAATTACCCATATCATACATGGAGTCGGAATAAATATATAGGTTGGCGAATGGCGGCGAAAAAATGGAGAAGTCCACGGTACTATCTTTCATACCGTTCATAACTTCCACGCAGTCGCCAAGCCGCATTTCCCAGCGATCTCCCGTAACCGTCTTGTGCGTAAATCCCGTTAATGCTTTTTTTGCGTCTTCATTCCCAAAACTCTTCGTGGACATAACCATGTTCTCCCTCATAATGTCATGCTGGTTCATTTTACGCCAGATCGACTCCCTGATGTCTAACTCCGTGGACGCGGAAATGACGTAAGCGTTGACGGTTTCTGTTTGGCCAAACCTGTATGATCGGCGTAGCGCCTGGTACAAATTCTCAAAACTATACGATAACCCCACAAAAACGACGTTATTGCAATGTTGCCAGTTCAACCCAAACCCGGCGATACTCGGTTTGGTAATAATTATTTTATGCTTCGCATCGCCGTACTCCGCTAGCTTTCGCTTCTTGATGTCCGACGGTTCAGAGCCGCGTACCTCAACCGCCCGCAGAATATATTTTTTAAGTAGATCAGCTTCGTAGTTTGTGTTACACCAAACAATGAAATAATCATCTTTAGCGTTTACAATTTCGGCGGCCTTTTTTGCGCGGGCTTCCGCCGTCAAACGCAATTCCGTATGGATAGACGTCGCGGACATATCGACGGTACGAAACATCCGCCCAGGCGGGGCTTTTTCCGTCTGGTCAACGTCGATAACGATCTCGTTAATTTTCAGCGCGGGGAGACGAAATTTAGAATCGTCATAGTCGCCTATATCCGATGGTTTCCCCAAACAAACCGCCCATGTCCCCACCCATTCCCAAAACGATTCCGTGGCATGTTGTTTTAGCCGGTAATTCCCCGTGTGTTTAGTATCGTTTAAAAACCACCGAGCAATCATTTCGTTCGAGTTCATAACGTTTAAAAACTGCGCATGATTACCCAACTCTAAATGATCGTTCGGAGCGGGAGTAGCCGTACACGCCAGTTTATATTGCGTGTCAAAAAACACGTTCAATATGTTTTGTTTTACCTTTCCCATGTACGATTTCAAAATGCTACTTTCGTCAAGTACGACGGCGATAAATTCGTCGGGAACGAATTTATGGAGACTTTCATAGTTAGTGATATTTATACCAACGATAACGTCCTCTTGCCTATCGCAAACGTTAACCGGTATCTCTATACTATCCCCCTCCTTCGCCGTTTGATCCGTCACGGCTAATGGCGCGAGGATTAGAGCTTTCCCCCCTGGGCTCGCCTTACATATTTGCGCCGCCCATTCCAACTGCATCCTCGTTTTCCCCAATCCGCAATCAGCAAATATCGCGGCTTTCCCTTTCCGTAACGCCCACAAAACAATCGCTTTTTGAAACGGGTCAAGATACGCGGCGTTATCCAAGGCGAAAGGCGCGCGCATAACGCCCTCCGCATTGGCCAATTGTTTCGCCAACACGATATCCCTGTAGGATATATTAGTAGCGCTCATTTGCGACACGGCATGATGAGCGCATCCAAGCTCCCGTCCAGTTTGCCGCAAGCGAGCGCGGCGTCGCCACTTCGATCAAAACTAATTCCGTCGATATATGGGGCCATAAGCCCCATGTATTTTAGCTGGAGAGTGACCGCTTCCGTCATCAAAAAATCATACCCATCAACGATCACGCTTTCGCCAACGGCCAAACCCGTTTTATCTATCGTCATTATCGCTATGCCGCTTTTCGGGGCGGAGGACACCATGCGTTTAACGTCCGCCTGAAACGATGGCGGAAGCGCGGTATATGCCGGAGTACTCTGAGCATAGACCTCTTCGATTTTCGGCCACGCGCCTTCTTTCGCGCGGCATTCCGCCACGACTCCATTGGCGTAAGTAAATAAAAATGACGTTTCGGAATAGCTAATAGATTCCGGATTCCCCAATGCGGAAAAAATAACGCTCGCCTCAACCGGCAATATCCACCCGCCAGGTATGTCCAACGTCGTCGGTTGACGGCTGGCATAACCGCCGTCCGCCGTGTATATATACCCGCCATTAATGTATACGGTAGACGTAAACATGCGCTGATCTTGCGGTAGTATAAAGGCGAACGCGGTTTTTATTTTCTCGCAATCATCATCGGGAATCGTGACAACCGTCGCACGGGGGGAAAAGTCCAGCGGCTCGATATTGTCAATGGTATCAAGCGTAACTCTGATTCTGCCGTCTTTCGCCACAACGCTTCCGTGTTCTTTTTGCGTCAAACTGAGTGTCGCGGAATCTTTTGCGAACGCGGCGAGTCGCCGCCCTTCGCAAGTAGCTTTAACCTCAGTGGCACATGGGATGCTGATCCCCGTGACCCCGTTAATCGCCTCAATGCGTTCCCCGGTAAAATTAATATAACCATACCCCGCATGAGGACTGTCTTCGTTTCCCAAAAACTTGCCCGCCAAAATAATGGCCGGCTTTAATTCCATCGTCATTGTCCGCTCTCCTTTTGTTTATTTGTTATCAACGTATCATCAACCGTGCCCTCCGGAAATACCTCCACCCGCACCGATTGTTTATACCATTCCGCGGCGCCCCTGCAAACATGCCGTTTTATTTGGGGGAGAAAATGAGCGGTTAACGCCGCGGCTATATCGTCCGCGTCTTCCGCGTCGATATCCGCGTGAAGCATTTTCAAAAAATCCCCGATATCCGCGGGACTATGGGTACACGTACCCGCATTTATAAGCGCCTGCTTGGCCTTTTGATATCGCGCATCCGTTTTTAAATCATCGCCAATGCGCTGGATAAAATCCTTGCCGCTGGGGTTGCCCACTTTCCATTCTTTACCATGTCGTTCTTTAAATATGTCGTTGACGTATTTCCCCACCATGTATTTTTTATCGTCAGTACACTGCATATAGTTTTTTATTACGACTCCCTCAATCGTTTCACCTCCCAAGATAGACGTCGTTTTTAGTAACGCCTCAAAACTACCTTTGCTCCAACCGGGCGTAACAAAACCTGGGACAACCTCAAACCCGATATCATGCGCCATGTCTTCTTTTTGCGCGCGGCTTACGGGGTTTCCGTAAGCGTCCTCAATATCATATATGATGATGTGATCTTTTGGGATGCGGCTATACGCTATCGTATTGTGTTTTGGTTTCTGCAAATATTCCCCGCGGTAAGTCACACCGAGCGGTAACAAATCTTTCCGCGCGTATATTTGCTCCAGCCCCAGCGTAAACATTCCAGTTACGCCGGTAAAAAAAAGTTGTTGTCCCTTCGATCTCGCCGTTAATGCGCCGTCGGCGTCGCGGCCAAAACTAATTTGGGAGCCGTCGATTTTCTCCTCAACCGTAACGTCGCCCTCCATAATTTGCGCGATGTAACGATGCCCCAGGCTATAAACCTTCGGGTAACTGGTTAACACGTATGTTCCTCCTTTTGTGTTAGACGGTATAAAAATACGTACCTTGCGGGGACACGATATGCAAATTCTGTTTCGCCCGCGTAATACCCACGTAAAATACGCGGTGTTCAGCGTCCGCGTGTTCCTGGTATCCGCGAAAACTTTGCCCCGCCATATCCGTTAGTAGCAACACATTTTCCGCCTCGCCCCCCTTTACCCCGTGGATAGTGTCTATGTGTAACAACGGAGCGGAGGTTAGTCGTTGTCCCCGCCGTAACATGGCCCTATAATAATCTCGCCGTTGTTCCGGTATTTTTATCAGGCTCTCAAACCACGGAGCCAACGTCAACAATCCATATTCTGTTTTCAATTCCGCCAAAGTGTAATCGCGTTGTGGAGCGTTTGTCAAGCTAATTTTTCCGCCCCTTTTAATCTGCCGTCCGGATATCATGTAATCATAAATTTTCATACAATCGTCATACGGGATTAATTCCCCGCGCCGCCCCCGTTCCCACGCCAATATCCCCGCCACCTCCGCGCTATTTACCGCCCGCGCATGGCGATATGTAAAGGCCAAACCTTGCGCCGTCAAAAACTCTTTAAAATCATTTAGCAAGTACCCGTTGCGTCCCAGCAGATACCAACTCTGTCCGTTGTCAAACTCCAAATCGGGCCAATAGTTAATAAAATTAACGCTCCCCCGCGCATTACGCGGACGGTATGTTTTCGGGTATGAATAGTCACACCGGCGTATAACCGTTAACGCCACATCGTGTACAGTCGCAGGTAATCTGTAACTCTGTTCCAATTGTTCCGCCCGCCATTTACCCGAGCGGTAAAGCGCTAACAAATATGACGGATCGGCTCCCGCCCACTCGTAAATGGCCTGATCCGGATCCCCTCCTATCCAGACGGCCTTTGCCTTCGTCATTAATTTTTCGATGACCGCCCACTGTAATGGGTATAAATCTTGCGCCTCGTCGATTATCAACGTGTCAAATTGCGGAAACTCCGCACTCGCCACCCCCGCCTCTAACAAGTCGGTATAATCATATATGCTCGCCTCTTTTCGGTATGCAGCGTATGCCGCGTCAAACTGGGTAAGCTCCGCTAGAGTACAGGCCGGCTGGTACATCCGCCATATAGTGGATATATGCAGTTGTTTTGCCCGCGCTAGTTGCACCAATGATAATAATAAATCCCCCTGACGCCCGCCGCATTGCGGCAACCCATCCTCGATTTGGTAACGGTTATCCGTAAAGTCATGGCCGACTAAATCGCCAAATTCGGCCAGATGTTTTTTGCCCAACATGCGTTCCGTAGTCATCCCCAATGCCCGAAACGCCATGCTATGAAGAGTTCGAAAATGACGAAGATCATCCTCGCATAAACCGAACTTCTTTTTCGCCCGCCAAACCGCTTCTTGAACCGCCTTTTTAGTGTAAGATATATAACCAATATCAACCGGTTTAACTCCGGCCTGCAATCGCGCGTCTACTACATCGAGCAATCGCGTGGTTTTACCCGTACCGGGCGGCCCGAAGATTAAATGCCGCACTTACCCCTCCAGATTTTAATCATGCGGTGAGGGCTCCATACGCCCCAATCCGCATACTCAATGTCCGGGGAGCTCTGAAATACGCCCTCATTTTCCACGCAACACGCCATCGAAATACAATCCCATCGCCGTAACATTTTCAAAAACGACGTTAATTCCGCGTGAGGGACATGGCTATGCGGGAGGATAATGATGGTGTGTGACGGAATGCCGCGTGGAAAACAGTACCCACGTAACGGCATTTTATACGTGTATAAATTATCAATACCATCCCAATTAGTGTCTTCGCGCAACCCAGGATCAATGGAGGAGCAAACATGTTTAGTTTTAAACGCGAACAACGCGGCTGTTCGCGGCGTCGATCCATCGCCTATCACGACTACCTGCGTTTGATCCGATACGGTCTTGCGCAAAAACTTGTGGTATGCGTGATATAACGCAAACGATTCAGTAATTTCTTTGGCGTTCGGGAACAAACTTAATGCTAGTAAATCCGGTCCGCAAGTTGATTTTAACAAGTCGTCAAAATAGCGGGAAGATTTTTGCTTAATCAACACCGCCATATGTTGACTCGTTTCCTCCGCTTTAGCGATTGGATTAGCGTTTCCCATTCTACGTCCTTCCGTTAAACAGTCATTAAAAAGGCGTATCATCAGCAGGCGCCATGTTTGGCGTCGGCAAAACTTCCGGTTGTTTTTCCACCTTAACCGAATTAATTTTCCATACCCTGCCCACCCCGAATAGTTGATCCGAGGAAACGCCCTGGTCTTTTAGTTTGCTAAAGAATTTTTGGCGCGTCCACCCAACATACCATTGCCCACCCTGTTGTTTGATATAGTTAAAAAACGCTTCCGCCTTAAAGTAATAAAATCCGTCATCATCGTTTAACCATGGACGATTTGTCCGAATATCCTCTCTACTTTTGCCTTGCGCCCTACCTGTTAAAAACATATGCAAGGAATCGGATAACGCTCCTTCCGCCGACGCCTCCGCGGGGGCGTCGATTGTTTGGCAAGTATCAAGCGCTTTTTGGACTATGTCCCGCCATATTTTTGCGTTCAACAATATCGGGAAAAAATTCATAGCGTCAACACAACGCTGATTAAATCCTCTTTGGTTTAGTAACTCTTTTGTCTCCGCTAGTTCTATCCGATGTTTCGCCCCGTCCGTTCCCTGTACGTTGACAAACCAGATCGGAGGCGTCGTGTTTAATTTTTGCATACCGTCAATCACAATGCCGATATCATCGGTTGTGGCGTGTGTCAACCCGTATTTCCGCGTTTTGCAAACGACGCGATTGCATTGGGAACGGAGCGGTTCGTCATTGCATTTATAGTAGTAAGCTTTCTTACCGAGACTTTTGACGATAGTCTGGACCTCTTTTGACGTACCAGGCTTCATGAAACGAATATTGTATTCGTCTATTTTCGCTTCCCACACATCCGGAAACTTCTGGCGAGCGAACACGCCCATTGAAAACAAGGCGCTATTCAAATTATTCGTGAATTTATTTTTAACATAATACTGTATACACGGGGGGGCGTCGTCAAATTCCGGGTCACACGCGACTTTAAAATTCAGCAAAAAATCTAGCGACGCCTTTTTGCTTCGGCAATACTGAACGAATTCTTCCGCCGATAAAAGCGGGACGCCGTCTTTTATGCCATACCGTAACGTCTGTTTTGCGTCGAAATACGGCATGTTCAGCCAATTTCCGACGTCGTTTTCCCCTGCTAGTTTGTCCTGTTTCGGAAATATTTCCGCCTTCGGGAAACCCAATTCAAACGCCCACGCAAGAAGTGTTTTGCGGACGTGCACCGCCTCAATGGGAGTCTCTAAAAATAAAAACAAATGCGCGTCACCGCTTTTACTCCGACATACTACCAGCGGCATTTTGTTCGCGTTTATTTTCCGTTCGATTGCCGCATGGTTAATGTCACTATATTCTTTTTTGTCGATGTCGATCACGCCCCATCCGCACAAGCTGGAATCATTCAACGGAACGACGCCTAACCCTAGTTTCCCCGCGAGGTGATCCTCCCATAACTGCGTTGTCACGGGAGACTGTCGCGTAAACGCCTTTCCCCGTAATTTCCCCGCCTCGCTATGCGTGATTTCAAAACTTCCGTGGGCCCTGTCCAGCCCGCGGAACAAGTCGTAAAACTGTTCCGCCAAATTCTGCGTCACGATTTACCCATTAAAAATAACCGGAACGGCGTCGCACTCCAAAAACGGGATGCCGAGTTGTGAGCCACGGGCGTTGTTGGTGATAAATACATAACCACGTACGACGCCGTTCCGGTAAGCGTTTTATCTAATCGAGGGAACGACTGGCCTTTCCCCCCTTTACGTTTAACCCCTTACCGCTTCCGCTAAATTAAAACGGCGTGACGTCCTCATGTTTTTCATCGGGGCTAACCCCGCCATTAATTACGAGGTTGTAAAACGCCCTCCCAGCCGTCGCTAAATTACCGTCCTGGACAACCCCGGCGAATTTTATGTCCCACCCAAACCAGCTATGATCTTTTGCGCTTTCGGGTTTACTGGTGACGTTATAGATTTGCCACCACGGAGCTACTTGGAGTATAGCGCCCGTCGCCGCGCGAACTTTGCAACGTTCCATGATGCTGTTCCACGTTTTGCTTTTTGATATTTGACTCGACTTTAGCGTTATCACTACGGGCTCAAACGCCCCGTCTCCCATTGCCGCTAAACAAAAATGGTAGCGCGTATCAACCAGCTTTGTACCATTCGGCGTAACCAGCAGTTTCTTGCCGTTTTCTTCGACGTTGCGGGCGTCTCGCACGGCCTGATCCCCGATATCCACAGTCCTGATGTAGGCCCCATCGAGGGGGCGTTCCCGCTCGATGAATACGCGCCGATACCCACACGGGATCACGCGTACTCCCGCCTCTCCCGTGACGTATTCTTTTGTCACGGTATTGAAAAACATACCGGCTTCCACTCCGGGCACGTAATCGGCGTTACTCTTCTTGGCCATCGGCGTGGTTTCCTGAATCAAAATCAAGAACGGTTTCGCTTTGCTATCAACGTCCAGGGTTTCATACCCTAGCCCAGCATCCGCTTCCATCCCAGCCATAAGCGCCGCCGGGATTATGTTCGTTAATGTTTCCGTTTTCTGAATTTCCACGTGTTCCTCCTTAAAGTGTTTATTTTATTACCGCACGATTGATCTCGTGCATTCCGAATAATTTCCGCGTCTCTTCGCTATAAAATTCGGCGTTCCCATTATCCACCTGCTCCCTAATGCAGGCTTTGAGGGTGGCAGGGTGAATAGACTCTTTCAATTCCACTTCCCCCGCCCCTCCCGGTAACGCTGAAATCGCAGCTTTCACTTTCGCGAATGTTAATGGAGAATCATTTAATAAACGGATGACGGCCTCCGTTTTAATAATATCCCCTAGCCCGTGCGTATGCAACCATGCGTAAGCGGTACTTTTTCTCGCCTCCGTTATGGTGACGAAAAGCATCGCCTTAATCGTTATTTGCCGCCCGTCCGTCATGGTCAGCGCTCGCAAACCTACCGATCGCAATTTATCCGGGATCAACGAATCAGTCAACGTGATTATCTCCTGGTTCGTGATCTTAAGTTCCTCTTCAAGCCGTTCTCGCCGCGCCTGCGTGGCGGATAACGCATCGATCAACGCCGTCACCGCGGCTAAATCACTTCCCGATAATGCGGGAGATTCCAAAATGTCGTCGGACATTTTCGAGTCGTTTTCCACCCCCCACGTCAACCGTTCCTCGCTGTTCATTTCCGTTACCCTCCATGTCGTTAATGTTAATAAAAATCTTATCATATGCCGCGTAACGGCGATTCCACTTCAAAATATGAAAATCCCCGCCGGTAGCGTATGCCGCGAATATTGACGCTAAAACTATGGCTAATGGGTCTCCTACCAGCAGGAGATAATCATGTTTATCGAATGCCCGCATCCGCCATCGCGCTCCCGCAATACTTGCGGCTAAATCCCGTTGCAATAAAACGTGATCGAACAACGGCAATTGCAATGTCCCATATTCCTCCGCCGCGGTGAGGTCATACATTTCCGCCAGTTCGCCGTTCGCCGTTTTGTACAAGTGGGTTGCCGTGGGGTATATTTTGTTCATAATATTTTCACGCCTTAATTATAGGTAGATTTAGCGGCGTTTTCCTTAGCGGCGGAAGAAGGACAATCAGGCGAAAGTAGCTCCTCCGGAAACTCTACCCGCCCCCCAGTCATTAACGTCTGGCCCAATGCCGCCTCTATAGATTTACCAAAAACAACATTCAACCCTAAAAACAATTGATACACACAATCTCGCAAAGCTTTATCGTCCTGTGCGTCTTTAGACGCAGCATGAAGAAGTATTTGGATGTCGTGTTCCGCCACTGTAATAAACACCTTCGTGTGCGCCGCCCACAACAACCGTAAATATTTATGAGCGCTTTTCAGCAATGCTTCGTTCATTTTATCCACCTTCGCCTCCTAAAAAATGTTTGATGACGTCCTACCCAACTTACCGGTAATCGTTTCCGCTAAAGATTTTTTAGCGTGGATAGCCGCTAAAATCTTACTATCAATCGTATCCACGGCCTCAAAATCGTAGTAGGTAACGCAATTTACCTGGCCGGGACGATGACACCGATCCTCACTCTGTAACCGCGCCTCTAGGCTAAACGTGTTAGAGTAATAAATTACGTTATGCGCCGCGAACAAGTCAAGGCCTAACCCAGCCGTCATAGCGTTCGCTACGAAAAATAAACAGTCGGGATCGGTCTGAAACCTGACCACGTTTTCATGACGCATATCATCAGCCACATCGCCGTGATATTCAACAATATTGTCATGCGGAAAATTTGTTCTCAAATACGCGACGATATTTTTTATTTCGCGTTTAAATTTCGCCCAGATAACAAATTTAGTACCGGGCGCGTGTAACTGGATCAAGTCAACCAGCGCGGCTTCACGCGGACATTGCTCCTCATCCACAGTATGCGTAACGCCCAAATTATCCGTAACGAAATTGCTAACTACCTGTTGTAGTTTCCCAAACCGCGTTAACGCCATTTCCGCCGTAATAATCGTTTCCCTCGATAGCTCCGTTATAAAGTCGTTTTTTAACTGGTTATACACCAGTCGCTGTTTTTTTGATAGCTCCACGTAATGGCTAGTGTAGATTTTTCGGGGTAAATCCAGACAGTCCGCTTTAGATACGCGGTATGAATAGGGTTTTATTTTAGCGAGCAAGCCCTCTTCGTTGCGAATCCCCATAAATGTGGTAAACGTCCGCCCACCCGGCCCATACCCAATGGCCATGTTTTGATAACGCTTTCGGTAAGCGAAGTACGATTTTATCCCCAATATTCCCTCGTCGAGAAACTGAAACTGGGAGTATAAATCCGCCACGCTCTGCGTAAGGGGCGTTCCGGTCAAAATTCGCCGGTATTTCGCCATCTGGCCTAATCTTAAAGCGGCTTTGGTACGCAACGCCTTCGGGTTTTTAATTTTAGTTGATTCGTCGATAGCCAAGACGGCGGGTCCCGCCTCCAACAGTTTTTTGATAAACGTATACCCTTGGGCGGTAATAATACTATCGACCGAAAACGCCACGATGCAGAAACAATCTCCGCGTTTTACGTCGTCAACGAATTCGGCGCGGCGCGCTTCGGCTATTTTGGCCGCGGAATTACGGTATAGATGCCAACTCCACGGCGATTCGACGGAATCTGGCAACCAGCGCTCGCATTCATCGCGCCATTTTCGATCTACGCCCGCCGGAGCGATTACCACAAGTAAATTTATTTTGCTCCCTCGATATAGCGCCAGGCTATCCTCCAAGATAATGCGGCTCTTCCCGGTTCCGGGTTCGGGGAACAGGGCGAAGGCGACTTTCCCCTCCATCCGTTCGAGGGCAATCTGTTGGTGTCCGAACAACGATGATTTTATTTCCGCCATTCTGCCATTCTCTGATTCTCAAACAATTCATTTTTCCGCAAGAAGGCCCCCCCTACAAGGAGGGGCTCTCCCGGTATGAGCGTAAACGCCGTAACCGGTAACTTGCGGTTGTGACGCGGTTGCATTTTGAGGCCCCCACCAAGGAGGGAGATGGGAAGCAGACGGCGAGGGCCTCAAAATGCAACCGCGTCACATGTTGCGTATATTATCCCAATAAAATCGCGTTGTCAAGTTTTTTTTTTAAAAAAATACGCCCCACCTACTTTTGCGGCCCGAAGCGCGCATATCGCCACCATATACGCGGGGAATTTTTAGAAAAATTATTTTTATTTTTTTTAGAAAGTAGCGTTATTGCTGATATGGCGGTATGTAACCAGTAACTCATTGATTTCTTGCATACGTATACAAACCTCAGCATACCGCCCGCATACCGTCGCAGTGTTATCCCAGGGGATACGGATATATGGCCGCCGCACGGGTGGCGCGACATCCCGCTGGTTGGCGGCCACGGGGTTTGGGGGTTTAAAGGGAGGCGAACACCTGGTTGAAGAGGCCTACAGCCGTATCAAAAAGCGGATAAAAAACGTCAAGTCTGAATTCCCCCGCTAAACTCTCCCCTCCGTCTCCATCTTTAGTACACACAAGACCCCCCCTCATTTGTGGGTATACATCATTCCGCTGGTGGGTGATAATATTCATATGGCACGCATTACAAACTCTAATCGGAGATGGGAATCATGAATAACTCTTTAAATATTAATAAGTTACTGAACACCGCCGAAGCGGCGGCAATCCTTCATATGTCGAAGGCATGGGTTATTAAAACCCGGTGGGCGGGTGGTGGCCCACGATTTTTAAAACTCGGAAAATCCGTCCGATATAACCCGGTGGATTTATCTGATTATATTTCCACGTTGAAACGATTTCATACCAGCGAACCCGCCCCGGTGGCGAAATAAGGGAAGGCCGAACCAGGCAAGTGGTTCGGCCTCCGTTAGCCTCCGACGGACGGAGGTGACTTTTGGGGTTAGCGGTCTGTTGGGTCAAACATTCTTCCCTCCCGTTAGCCTCAGGCGGACGGAGGCGACGCCATCGCATGATCGATGCGGCCCTGGACGTAAATGTACACCGCCGTCAAAAATGTGAGCAGTAACTCGGCGACGTTGTTAGCAAGATAATCCGTCACAATCCCAGTGACTGGCCCTAATCGCGGAGCCAACACGGCGGTAAACACGATACTCAAAATACCCGCCAAGTAGCCCTTGAATTTTTTACTGTCCCACGCCGATTTATCAATGTACATAAAATCCTCCTTATAATGTTATTACTTTCAGCATGAACTGGTTTTTACCGATAAAACGCCTGACTTTGTTCATCCCTCCAAGCGAATCGTACAGTATCCAACTGCCGTCAACGTTCCGCGTGTACTCCCCGACTAAAATACACCCTTGCGAATCTTTAACGTAATTCCCGGTATGAAATTCAATGTCCGTCCTGCCGGGTACGTTGTCCACGGTATAGTATTTATGCGCCCCCGTATCATTGGGGGAACAAACATAATCGCCATCAGGAATACATGAGACCGCCCGCTCATTATTTTTCCAGGGCAACTCTAACGTGGCGACTATAACACCGTCGCCCAACAAATAACCGGCGGTACCGGCGGCGTCCTGGGATGACCGAACTATAATTACTTTTTTCATCGCATTCGTATGGCCCATTGTTACGCCACGTCCTCCTGTAACGTCCGTTTAATCGACGGTATTAAATACTTTATCAATACCTCGATGCGGCCTATTTCCGCGCGTACTCCCGCGGCGTCTAACGCTCCCGTTCGGGACATGATTTGTTGAGGCGATTCCTCCAACAGCGCTTTTAGTTGCGTTTTTATTACCATTAACGCCGTGGCTGGCCGGGCCGCTAACTCCGCATCCGCAACATACAGCGCGTCAATCTCCGCTTGTGATCGTTTGCGGATAGTTAACGTCCCCGCGCTACCCGTTTCTCCGTATAAATGCCGTATATCTCCGGGATTATCTGGCCCCGTGGCAATAACATAATTAGCGTCCAAAGACCTGCGCTCAAACGGGCTGTTTCCCGCCTCGACTACCGCCCCGTCCGCCACCCTTACCACGTAATTCATATCAGTTTCTCCGCCAATCGTTACAGGGATAGAATATACCCGTCTGTGTATAAATATAGTATGCTCGAGGTAGCACCGTTAAAATTAACCTCCACCCGTTGGTACACGTCGGTTAACGCCATAAATGAGTTTACCTCGCGCATTCCCGACGTCACGATATTAGTAATGCTATGCCCAGTCGTAGCGGCGCTCCCTTTTGTTCGCCACTGACTCGTGGCGTTAGCCGCGTCCCCGGCGAGCTCAAACGCCGTCATAAACGCTTGCCGCGCTTTAGGGGGGATCGATAAAATCACGGTTGTCCAGGTGGTTGATGGCGTTAACGCGCTTCCATCCGTAACCTGTTCGTCAAAACGAATAGTGTTTCCCAACTGTATGATTTTACGGAAATTCCCGGCTGAATCGTTATACCGATATCCAATGAAAGTTTTGTAAGTATAATCCGTGGGCAATACGGGAAGTCGATTTAAAAATACCCGGTAATTACGGGGAGACCCCGTGAATATATCGGCGGCCAATGCCAGTTGCGTTTCGGAATCAATCGCGGAAACCGTGGTAGTTGTACCACTAGTATCGTTCATGACAAGATCGCCAACGGCCACTCCGTTAGTTACAAATAAAGCGGCCGACGCCACCAGTTTGTTGGCGGTCACGCCCGTCGTCGCGCCGGATAACGACGCCAACTTTAACAGGGATGCGGTCGTCCCGTCATTTTTGGCGATGATATATATTTCATACCACGCGGAAACCATCTCCGCGGCCGACGTATCCCTGCCGCTAACCCCCACGGCGGTAATGTCAACGGTCTGGCTAACCGCGGTTAAATCTATGCGCGTTCCGCCCGTACTCGTGACTGTGAGCGTGTCCGCCGTAATATCCACCTGGTAGTTAGGGTTAGTCGCATTATTAATACTAACTAAACCTTCCCGCGCCCCCGTCCAGCCCGCCACCAATACGGCGACGGATAAAACAGCCCAGTTCCCCGAGCCCAGGTGTATGGCTTCCGCGAAACTTCCCGCTAACACCGTCACCGATTTTCCGGGCGGCATTATAAACGACGTAGCATTATGCGTTAACGTTAATGCGCTATTAAATTTTAGCCTGATGGTAACGCCCGTATCTACAGTCGATCCTCCGCTCGTGGTAGCGGCTATCCCGGCGATAGTCACCGCCCCGGTGACTATGAAATAATTTTCATTATCAGGAATAGATATGCTCGCCGCGGACGCGACGTTCGATCCACCCCGCCATTTATGCCGTCCCGCGTTATCGTGGAAATACCCGCTGTGGCGGTCAACCACTTGTGATTTAGACGGATGATTGGCTCCTACCGCCTCTTCCGTATATTGCGCTACCCTGTTTGTGTCCGTCATTACCTGTTTCCTTTAATAAAATATATTATACCGGAATCAATACGAAGTCAAGTCTCTTTCTCCGCCTAATACCCACGTACCATCCAACAACGATGACCCGTCCAGTAACGGCGCCACGGCGCATAACCAATACCCAGTATTCAAACAGCGAAACCGTATCGTATTTTTGTTAAAATCCATGTTCAGTTCGAGCACCTTAAAGATGGTATTGATCCACGGCTCCCCGTTATGCGTGTACAACAGGTCAACGCTAGCCACAATAAAATCGCCTATATCAATGTTGGCGTGTTTTAACGTGTTGTCCACAAACTCAATTTCCCACACGCCATCTTGCGCCCCTTGCGCCGATACTATCAATCGTTGCAGGGCATTGACTCCGGCTAATTTTCTGTTAAAAAATAGTTGAAGCGGATCAATTGGCTGGGACACGCCATAGATAACGGCGGATATTAAATCCGCCTGCAAGTCATCGTTGGTATATGCGCTAAACTGTTTACCGACGTAATTATACGCATAGTATGCCGGGGCCCTGTTTATAATGTTCATCGCAAGCAAGCGGGCGCCCACAAAATCAGCGTCTCCCCCGCTGAAGATATCCGCTATTTGTCCGGAGAACGCGCCGGTATTAATGTTTGTAATTATTTGCGCCGCTGAATTTACGAAAACGTTCCCCATGAACGACGCTATCATACCGCTCACGGTATCCCAAACAACTACATCCTCCGCTATAACGCCCGCCGCCGTATAGCCCTGCGACTCAAAATTATTTCGCGCTACAGATTTTGATACCGTATCAAAATCCGTTATACTGGCCGCCCCGGTAACGTTAACTATATAATCATAAATCATGTCAACCACGTTTTCCATCAGCGTTGATCCCCCGCTGACGGATGGTTTGCCTTTGCCGCGCGCCGATATTTTAGCGTTTTGAGCGGGAGGCGTGGAAAAAATAATCGTGGAAATTACTCCTTTACCGGCGTAATTATTAGACGCGCTAAACGCATAATCCGACGCGGAAACCAGTACGTCATTACTGTAAATACTAATGCTGTTTCCGTTAGCCACGGATAACGTTTCGTGTCCCGCAAAACAATACGTGTTACTCGCCACGTCAATACGCGGCAATGTCCAGTTCCCCTTGATCCCGTCCGTTAAATCGCCATATACTATGGGTAGTACATCCCCCGTTTGTGACGGTTGAGCGTACCGTCCGGCTTTAGCCATTACAAAAACAGAATCCAGGCGAATCGTCATATTTAATATTTAGTTTTCAACCGCCGTTAATCGCAAAGACATGTTATCAACGAATATTTCGTTGATAACGCCGCTAAATAATTTTACGTGGTCGCTATACGGTATTTCGTCATACCCCAAGTAAACTACAAGTGGCCGCGTAATAAACGGCTCGTTGGCCATTAGTTTACCGAGCGCTTTATCCGCATTATTTAAAACGGCGGTAAACGAACTTTGCTGTTTTGACATATACCCACTCAGTAAATCTTTTTTACGCGGAGCCATCGTGCGCTGTATGTTGTCATAAGCTATTAATAACGGCTCTTTCGACGCCATGTACTCCGTCATACTACCCAATGTAACCGATCCACCCAACAAAAATGAGCCGTCTAACAATAATGACGCTATATCAAAATGGTCGTTGAGCTGTTTTTCCGCGAATACGCGAATGCCCGCATGGGTAGTTACGGTTATATAGATAGTGGGTTGTTCCCCCGTGACGACTCGTCTATAAAATTCATACCCAAAACGCAACATCGCTTAGCTCTTATTACTACTGGCTTCGCTCAATGTAAGCGACACCGCATAATAATTTACGTTCGCACTCCGCTCTATCAACCGTTTATCGTAAGATACCCATTCCATTAAATGAAACACGCTAGTATCATTAGCGTTTAAATTAAAATATATCGGACGGATCGTTTCCAGTTCCCTATCCGCTATCCCGCTCACCAGCGCATCCAACTTTACGATATCGGCGTCCGTTAAAAACTGTAGCGTACCGTCAAACCGATTAATAAAATTATGAAACCGTTTCCTGACCGCGTTGTACCTGTTCCGCCCTTCCGTTATAGCCAACGTTATGGCTTGCGAAAATTGCGGGAGCGCCGTCCGCGTCAATTCCATATACTCCCCTAAAAACAGTTCCCCTATTTCAATGTACCCATCCGGGTTGCTACTATCCGTAATAGATAAGCGGAAATATCTGTACGAAGGCGTGGCCGCCAGATACCGCAGTATTTTTAAGGTGGCCCATGGTATCGTTTCCGTAAACGCGGGCGTCCCCCAACTATCGGTAGCGTTAGCTTCTAGCGTTATAGTAGCGGCGGACGTAAAGTTATGATCGTAAATAATTATACTGTTCGCGGACATCGCCGACATCATGTCGAATACTATCGTTTTTGTCCCCGTTACATCGCCTGACCTGTACGATGTGTCCCTGTTATAATCTCTAAGTTTCTCTCCGGAAAAACGGTTTATCGCCTTAAAATACCAAGTATCGTTTAACGCAAAAGTTCCGCCCGCCGTCCACTTGATGGTAACTCCGTTATTTAGCGCGGTAGCTACCGAGGATGTGGCCACCCCCGACGCCGCCCACCCACTATTCTGGCTTGTTTTCCATTTGTAGGTGGCCTGTCCTATTCCCGTCCCCGCGGTGATAGAATCAATTACGATGGTATATTCCAGGTCGTTTCCGTAAGAATAAATACCTTCGGGAGTGAGGATGGCCGATCCCGTACCGCTTTTTAATGGCGCCAGTATTTGGCCGCGTTTCCATGAGTTCGGCGTGATTATCGTCGCAGGTTTCACCACTAAATCATCATACAAAAACCTACATTTACCTACCGCCATTGTGTCAATGCTCCAATCTCAACCGGCGAGTTAACGCCTCTTCAATCGAATCAATCAACCCCGATTCCGTCACCAACGATCCGCCTATATTTACGGTAATATTATTTGAACTTCGTCCTTGTCCTGGAGAACTCACTTCTCCCGTCCGTCGCATTGTTTCCAGCGCGGGTAACGTGGTAGCGTTAACAGCCGTGCGCGGTACGATAAACTCACCCGGCATAACGCGCGCCAACTCTGTGTCCCCTCTGGTATCCAGCTTGCCGTTCCATGACCCGCCGATAAGGCCCCCAGCCGCGAAACTGGACGTGGCGCCTTTGCCGCTAGCGAGGGCGGCCTTAATCACCTCCGCGATATCGTTGCCCAACATCCCTAAATCATCCATCGCCTGTTTAATGCCGGCGTTAATTTTATCGATAAACAATATCGCTAACGCCTTTATCAACGGCTCCATATCAGCGTACATCGTAAGCGCAAATAGTTTAGCACCCGCGATGAATTTATCGATAATATCCGTTACCCCGGTGACTAGTATAATCGATAGCGTTTCCCCGCTAGCGGTGAGAATAGCGGCCGCGGAAGTAGCGGCCGCCGCGAGGATATCGGCCATGGTAGAGGCCGCGGCCCCCATAACGCTCGCCATCCCGCTGGTAGTAGCATTAAGACTCGCTATTATGTCAGTTAACGCGGTGACGATAGCTTGCCACGCCGCAACGTCAATCGTACCAGCGCCTCCGCCACCCGCGCCTCCGCCACCCGCGCCTCCGCCACCAGCGCCTCCGCCACCCGCGCCTCCGCCACCCGCGCCTCCGCCACCCGCGCCTCCGCCACCCGCGCCTCCGCCACCAGTTCCTCCGCCATCGGTAGTGGGAATCGTACCATCACCTGAGGGTGGCGCCGCCGCGGCCGCCGCTTGCGCGTCCGCTAATGCCTGTTTCGCGGCCGCCAAATCTTTGGCCGCTTGTTTCGCTTCTTCACTCCCTTTCATGGCGAGTTTACCTCGTTGTTCCGCCCCCGCCACTTCCGCTTGCGCTTTTTCCACTTGTGAGCGCGTATCCGCGCCTCCGCCACCAAAAATATCAGTGAGCCATGACGGGAGGAGTTTACTTATAGCGTTCCAAAAACCTTGCGCCATTTTGCTCATCAACTCCGGTATTGCGGAAATTAATTTGAGTATAATTTTTGGGGCGCCATTAACAAGCGCCATGATAATTTGCGGGACCGCTAAAATTATCGCTTCTATAAATGCCGGCAAAGCTTCGATTAATCCGTCTATTATCAGCGGTAAAGCGTCAACCAGCGCTTTTATCACGTCGGGTATTCGGGAAATCAGCGCGATAATAAATTTAATGGCCGCGTCAATTAATACCGGGATCAACGTCGGCAATATTTCTATCACTTTATCGATGAAAGCTAAAGCTATAGTAATAAACATGTCCACTATCACACCGGCATTATCAACTAGCGCCTGCAAAAAAGCATCTACTATACTCAAAAATGCCGGGATTAATTCCGGCAATTTTTCGGCGAGCGTGGTAATTAATATCGGAATATTAGTAGTCAACGACTCTATAAACGCCGGGGCGGCCGCTATTATCGTATCCAGAAATTCCGGCAATTGCGAAGTTAAATCCCCCAAAATATTCGGGGCCGCCGCTAACTTATCGCTAAAACCAGTAATCCCATCCATCAACTGTTTCGGTAAATCAATGATCGATTGGACATTACTAATAATCATACCTGGAAGCGATGCCACACCTCCCACCATCGCGCCAACTACCCCCAATATGGCCCCAGCTACATCTTTCGCCACAGATAACACGTCCGTTACCGCGCTGATTATCGCCTGAGTCGCCGTGGCGACTTCCCCTACAGTGGCGATAAGTCCAGCGGCCCAGGCCGCCCCTTCCTCCGTTCCGCCAGACATCATTTCCTTCAATGACGTTTTAATTTTCTCCCCCATATCGGCGAAAAAGCCCGGAGTGGTAGCCCAAGCGGCTTTCATAGCCGCAGCTTTTTGCCGCGCCACATCTCCCGCAAACGCTAATGTAGCGGCCAGCTTAGCCATCTCCTTTTCACCCAACTTCTTGCTTGCCATATATCGTTTGTTAGCATCGCTGATTATAGCATCCGCATTTACTTTGGATAGTCCTTGCAATAACCAGCTATAATCTTTTTCTTTTATCGCCAAGTCGTCTAAGTGTTTTTTTCGCGAATCGGCCGCATTTTTCGACGCCACGGTAGTCCCGTACAGGGCTTCCCCGATACCCGTGGCCGCGGCGTTAAATGATCTATTTATACTCATGCCTGATGTGACCCAGTCATTGGCGATTTTAACCGTGCTTTTCTCACTTTCCGCCGCGGTCATTTTTACGCCCGCTACATAATCGCCAAACGCTTTTGCGGCTTTATTCATTTTTGCGCTATCGGCCATGTCTTGTTGCGTTTTTTTGATCAAGCGCAAGTTAGGCAAAACGGACCTTACGGCGTCCCCCACGCGGGTAGTAAAATTCACCAACGAAACGAATCCCTGTATCAGTTTATTTATGCCGCCTAACACAACCAGAACGACGGCGTCAAACTCACGTCGGATAACTGACCACGCGCCTTGAAACGCGGATGACACGGTAATTGCCGCAAGAGCTAAATAATTTAACGGCACCAATAGCGCCTGCAATACTCCAGCCAACGCGAACGCCGCATCTCCAGACTCAGTAAGCTTATTAGTAGCGTCGGTATTCCTTTGTATAAAGGGCAATAATCCCCCGGCTAGCAGGGCGCCTAACTGCTCGCTCAATTCCCCCGTCGCGTTTTTGGCAATCGCTAAAGCGCCCGCAAACGTACTCCCAGCGGCGACTGCGGCCCCCTCCATCTCAGTACGTATTTCTTTCAGAATTAACGCTTGCGCCTCGGCCATCTGGCCCGCGTTTACTAGTCCTACTATCATGCTTTGCTGGGTATCGTTAAACGATATGCCAGACCGGCGGAGGGCCATCAACCCCTGTTCCGGATCTTGCAGCGCTTTTCCCAACTGCAATGCGGCCCCCCGCAGATCGCCCCCCATTATTGTGGATAAATTTAATGCGGCAACCGTCGCGTCTCTAAACTGATCCCCCTTAATTTCACGGAATGTAGCGAGTAACGCCTGCATACTGTTAATAGCGTCATCGCCAAACACGGTAGTTTTTTGTAATTCGCCGGCTTGAGCGGATAGTTGCGCCGTCGTAAACCCAGCCGCATGGCCCGTGGCGGTGATTACCGCCTGTAGTTTCGTCAAAGCCAGTTCTTGTTCCGCGAAAGCATTTACACTTTCAGTGGCGAAGTCTATTACCTGTTTTACGGTGAATACCCCGCCCATTATTTTTGCCACGTTCGCCGCCAACGTCGCGTAACTGGCGGATACGCTGGCTTCTACTTCATTCGCGCCGCGTTTCAAATCATCTTGGGCCGCGGCAAAATCTTTCCTTAAGGCGGATAAATCCGCCTTAACCTGGACAACGGCTTCGCCGAGTATTTCCGCCATACGTTACTTTTGTGGCAAAGAATATTTCATAGTATTAACCATGAAGTTTAGTATATCATGCTTAGTCATACTTTTGTTACCGTCACAATCGTCGGATAAACGTTTACGCGAGGGCCTGAAATTTTTAACATTAACCAAACCGTGGACGTTTGATATCTGCTGTAAATACATATCCACCGCGTCAAACGTCATCGCGTCAATGTCCGGTATGGAAAACCCATACCAATGGCTCAATAACGCGAAGTTAAAATCCCAATCAGTTAGGCCGGGATTACCCCGGCCCCCGCGTTTCCCGTTGTGTCCGCGGCCTCCGCGTTTCCCGCCGGACTACCTGAAACCAGGGCCTCGCCACTGGCCGATAGTTGCGCTATTTTTATCTTATCCATATTTTCAGGCGTAAGCAGGCGCATAAAGTCGTCGAACGTAAAGTAGGGATGGTTAATACTAAAACAAAGCCACATGGCGTACATCCCTCCGTCCGTCGTACCGAGATAATCCCGTATTTCAACGTCCGTAACTTTCCTCCCGTCAGTTTTGATTATCCCGCGAATCATATCTTGGTATCCGGGAATGTCTTTCGGGATGGCGTTAATCAACCCGCTTACAAACGATAGCTTGTCCGATTGCAACTTACCCGCGATCTTTTTGTAAATCCCAATCGTCATCGCGGACATCGTATAAATTTTCCCGCCAAAATCAATGTCCACGTTTATCCCGTTTCCGCTACTAGAAATACCGCTCATTTCAATCACTCCGTTTTATACATTTCAAATAGGCTGTTAACCCATTTCCCTCTTTCGTTTGAACCACAAACGAAAGTAACATTTTCTTTACTCAACAAGATTTCTTTATCCTCCTGTATTTTGTAAAACGACGCCTCGCAAAGGTTGCCTTCGACTACCTCCATTAGTAACCATGACCTGGCCGACGCCTTCCATTTATGCGGGATAGCGAGTTTTTGCGAAATTGTTATCCCTATCCCCCACTGTATAAACCCTCCGATTACGTTACCGTTTACTCGGAGAATTCCATACTCGCCCTCCCCGGCATACGCCATACGTTATGCCGTGGGTATTTCAAGAGGTCCCGTACCCTCAAACTTATAGCTGTACGTCACCACTCCATCGGAGGGCGCCGCCGCGCTAATCCCAGTCAACAACGCCTGGCCTACCCACGTACCCGCATTAGATGATTTATCCTCATTTAACGCGACATAAACAATGACGCCAACGGACAACGGGGCCCCGTCTTTATCGCCGTCAAACGATCCAGACCACTGAGACCGCCCGGCGATAACCTCCCGCACCCCGTCACTCTGATAGTCCGTCACATCAAGCGGATCAAACGCATAATCCACGGACCAGTTTT